TTGCGGTAAAAGACCCTGATAAGTTTAGAAAAAACTTACAAGCTATTGTAGGTGCAACTTTCTTTGGCAACGATTTAAACGACAAGAACTCAGCAAAAGCCCTTCAAATGGCAGTGCAAATTCAAGCAGAAACAGAAGGAATTGCTCAAGCAATGATGTTAGATATTTCATCGCCGAATTATTATAATCTGCTAGTACAGACAATGACTGAACTTTCAGATTTTCAAATAACAGAAGCTGGTATTGATCGAACGTCAATACGTTTAGCTATGATGAACATGGCAACGAGAGGCAACGACCCGTCTGAAGCTGCTAGAATAATTAAAGCAACAGAAATTATTGCAGGTGCTGGAAGCTCAGAAAATTATACTGGTGGCGGTCTACCAGAAATAGTTGCTGACGATACTTTGTTTCAACAATTTATGATTGAATACGAAAGACTAACAGAAGAAGCAATAAATAATCAATTCAACATAGTGCCTGACGATGTAAGTCAATTAACGCCTAACGTTGTAGAAAATAATTTAAGAGGACAAGCTAGTGAAATACGACAAATGCTTGGTGGTCAAGGTGGGTTAAACGACACCATTAGAGACTTACGAAAAGCTATTGCCGAGAACAAGTTTGTTGGTGAAGATCAAATACTAGAAGACGCTAATGATGATAGAATTATTATTAGAGATGAAATTGCTTCGATTGACCGCACTATTACAAACTATAATCAAATGCTTGCTAACCCAGATTTAACAAACTTTACCAGCGAAGAGCGGCTTGTTATTCAAGATGTTTTGTCTGACTTTTCTCAGCTTAGAAGTGACTTATTAAAAGCTAGTGACTTAATTAATAGTGAGTTAAACAACTATAGAGCAATGAAGTTTAACGCTGTGAGCGCAAAAGACCCAGCAGATAAAACTGCAAACTCTGCTGATTTTCTTGTTGCAAAACTAGGTGAGCTTAAAACAAGTGGTAAAACTACAACAGAGTTAAGCGTTGAAGCAGAACAATTAGTAAATGAAATGATTGCAACATTTGATTTAAATGAATTGTTGCGTAGCAAACCAGCAGATCAAAGATCACCAGCTTTTAATCTTTTCCGTGACATAGTTAGAAACATTCCAGTTGCCACCGACGTAGGAGATTTAGTTAGTGGTGGTGGATTAAGGGGTGGAGAAACCGAATTAAAAATAGCTCTTTTAGATATAGCAAGAAACGAACTTGGATTGCCGCCTGTGTCTGGTAGAGATTATTTAGACACCGATAAATATAGCGGCTTAACTTTGTCAAATCTTGTTGAAGAGCTTGGGCAAAACGTTTTCAGACCAGTGAGCGATGCGGTTACTGGTTTTTTTACAGCACCCCAACAATAGGGACGACTAAGTAAGGTTACTCTTTTACTTTTTAATTAAGGTTAAATGGAGTACCTTTTATGGCATCTGAATTACAACGTCGCCGCGAGGCGCTTAGAGCGCAACGCCAATCCGCAACCTCAAACACAGACTACTCTGGGTTTTCGGGTGCAGAACTTTTAAACAACCGAAATTTCTTAAATGATGTTCGCACTTACTACCGCGATCAAGGAGAAATGTTTAGCAATAACAAAGAAATGCTGGACACGTTTTATTCTGATCGAAGGTGGCGAGACGTAAACTCTGTCAGCTTATTAGGCGGTGCAGCCGAGTACGCTATGGGCGGCAGCGACAGAGAGCGTATGGCACGTTTAAGTCACGCATGGCGAAATGCTCCATCGCGTGGTGGATTTTTAGATAAAGCAATTGACTACGGTACTGGTGCTATACTTGATCCAGTTAACATTATACCCACAGTATCAGCAGGGAAAGTTGCACAAGCAACAAGACTTGCGGCGCTTTCTAAAGGCGTTAACCCTACAGAAGCTGCTGCTTTGGGTGTTCGTGAAGGTACAAAACGTGGTGCTATTTCTGAAGCTAAGATAAACGCTGCTATCGAAGGCGGCTTTGACATTGGCGCACAGGCTACCGAAATCCAACAAGGTATTACTGACGACTTTAATCCTGTAAGAACAGCGGCAGCTACTGCATTAGGTGGTACTGCTGGTTATGGTGCTGGACGATTGCTGGGTGGTGCTGCTGCACGTTACACAACTAGCAAAGATTTAACGCCAGAAGAACAAGCATTAGTTACTCCAACAGAAATGCCTGATGTAACGCCAGATCAACTACAGCTTGAAAGCGATGAAAGATTACTGCTGGCAGATAACACACCAGAGGCCCGTGCTGCTCGTAAACGTGCTGAACGCGGTGGTGAAAACGAAAGCGACCCATCAGTTACACCACCACCAAACAGAAGTGTGGCTGGGCCAAGTGCTATCGGTATTACTGGCGAAGCTGGTGTACGTCCTTGGGCCGCTAAAAGCAGAGAGCTTACTGATTTAGATTTAGAGAAAAGAAACTTACAAGCCGAACGTGAGCAAATACTAAAAGAATATAGAGCTATCTTTGAAGAAGGTTCGGCAGAAGGTATGTCTGGCGCAAAGCGTTATGAGCTTCAAAGAATTAAAGACGACTTAGAAGCAATAGACGCAGAGCTTGCAGAAATTAACAAACAAGTTGCAGCAGCAGATGCAAAGTTTTCTGAGATATTAAAAGCTGAAGAAGAATTAGAAAATCTTATGGCAGAAGCTAGCGATCCAAGCAAAGCTAGCATTGCAGACATCGAAGCTAAACAGCAACAAATTAGAAACCTTAATCAAGAGTTAAGCGGAATTAAAGCACCCGAAGAGCCAGCAGATGTTGAACCGCTTGTTACTGATATTGATTACGAAATACCTGTAGCGGCTAATGGTAAAAAGTTTCGTGAAGCAGTTGAGAACTTAATAAATCAAAATTTAATTACTCGCGTTGACATCAAGTCGTTAGTTGAAGACGGCACAATTCCTGTGACTAGCAAAGGTAATTTTACAAAAAGATCCGTTGATGCGTTAACTGATTACGTTGAGAAAAATCCAACGGTAACTAAGAGCGATGAAAAACCAACGCCAGAAGCAACGTCAGAAACCCCAGGCCCAGCTACAGCAGCAGCCGTTCCAGAAGAGGACGCTCTTGCCGTAGAAGCAGTAACTGATTTAGCGTTTGACCCTAACGTTGATAAACAACTTATGGACTTTATTGACGAAGTTAATGAACTTGTTGACCCAGAAACTCTTTCTAACTTAGAGCTTACGCCCGACCAGATAAAAATGCTTAGAATACGCAAAGCAAAAGCGGCCCTTGAAAATGGAGAGATTAGTCAAGAAGTACACGACCTTGCCGTTGAAGAATTTAACTTTGATGTTGCTGATTACTCTGCTGAAGCAAGAACAGGTCGCCCAACTGACAAACAGTTAGAAAAAATGGGTGGCGTTCGCTCACAAGTAGAAGCGCCAAAGCAGCAAAAAGGCGTGACATCTATTGAAGACGCTAGAAAAGTTTACACAGGCGATAAAGCTGACGAACTGTTTGCTCGCCATGATGCACTGCAAAAAGAAATAGATAGCCTTCAAGCTGATATGGGTAAAAACCGTACTGCTTACGAGAAAGAACTTAAAGCTGCATCTGACAATCAAATAAAATCTTTGCGAGCGCAAATCAAAAAAACAGAAAAACAAAATGAAAAGAACCGTCTTAAAAAAGAAATAGAAAAAACAAAAGCTAGTGTTGCAACTGGCATGACTAGCTTTGATGCTAGAGCAACAAAAGAAATTCAAGACCGCATATCAGAACAACAAGATATTCTAAAAGAATTTACGCCAGACAGGTTTAATAAACCAGACAGAGTAAAAGGCGAAATAATTACGCCAGATATGCAAACAAAAATGGCTGACAATTTAGAGCAGCAAGTAATTAACTGGCGCAAAAAACAAGCTGAAAAAGAAGCTTTTAAAAATTTACCCGAAATAGAAGACCTTACGCAAGACGAAGTGCTTGCTGTAATGCGTGAAACAAACAGACGTGTTAAAAGCGCAAGTGATAAGTTAAGCCGAGATATTACTCTTAAAGGCGTAAACTTAAAGGACTTGACTAGCGCACAACGACAAAAGCTTTTAGATCAAGCAAAAGAAAAAATACAAGACACTGTTACTAAAGAGGCTTTGGCTAAAAGAAGCAGACGCCTTGCTGGAACTATGGGTCGAGCGACGGAAAACGTGGATATATACGCTGGTAAATCTGCGCGAGAAGTTGTGACATCTAGTGGCGAACGCAGAATAGAAGCAAAAACACAAGCGTTCTTGCGTAAAGCAAAAGTAAAAACGCGCAATCTAAATTTAGAAGCTGTTAAGTTAGAAGCAGAGCGCGACCAAAGAATGTATATGCGTCGGGCAAGTGACGAAAAAGGTAACTTCGATCCTTTGTCTATTAACGCAAGCGACACACCACCAACATTTTATGAATTTAAACCACAAGGTAATGAACCTGTTGCAGATGGCCCACGCCTAACAAGAAGAGATAAAGTTGCTTATTACGCACCGAGAACAAATCTAGTTTACAGGAATGTAGAAAGCTTAGTTAAGTTGCACCTTATAACTGAGGAAGATGCCTTAGACATGGTGCAAGGCCAAGTTGCAGTTGCACCTGTACCGAAACAGTCAAAGCAACCGTTAAGCATTTCCGACCTTGAGCGCGAAAAGAGACGCCTAAAAGAAGAGTTTGCAACGAAAGCTTTGGCTGACATGGATCAGTTTGACAACTTGCAAAACGAATATCTGCAAAAGATTGCTGAGCTTGATGCAGCAAACAAACCTGTCGAAGCACCAAAACCCGAAAAGACTGTTGTTAATATTAAGGGTGAGCAACTATTTGACGATCCAGTTGGCACGGTTGCAGAAGATATGCCGCCAACAATTACAGATGCCAACGGTAACAAACTAAACTTAGCAGCCATACCGAAAGACCCGAACTTTAAGTTTACCGTTAATGGAGAGCAAGCAACTTACAGCGCAAGGATGATAAGCGATAATCAAATTGCAAACGGAGACACAATTTACGACGTTATTGGGTCAAAGACTTCACCAGATGATTGGGACTTAGCTTATCTACCAGCAAACTTTAGACGCAGAGATATGTCTAACCCATATAAAGTTAAACAAGCTATGGTTGCGGTTGATAAAAAAGAGCCAACACCAGTACAACAAAAGACGGCAGAAGTTACAGGCGAACCTGTTAAGGAAGCATACACACCGCCACCAATGCCAATGCCACAAAGCCAAGCGGCAAACACTGGCGTTAGCATGGCTAGCATCTTACAAACAGAACCAGACGGCGAAGAGATTGTGCGTTCTTTATTTACTTTGCAAAGCATGGAAAAGAACCCACGCTTTAAAAGTTTAAAAGAATTTTCCAAAGCTAACATTTCCATACAAGAATTAGATAGTATGGTTGACCGAAGCGAGAATGGAGATTGGGACGCAACTGTTTCGTTTACTACATCAAGCGGTGTGCAAACAGTAAACATTCCTTATGAACGACGGGTCGAACACTTGCGTCATGCTTATAAAGTTTTGACGGGCGTTGCTAATAAAGGAATTAGACAAAATACAACTACGCTTAACGAAAGTATTAAGCAAGCAACAGGTATTTTTACAAAAGCATCACCAGCAACACGAACTGAAATAGCCCGTGTCCTTAAAATAGTGTTGCCCACTGGCGTTGCTCCACGTTTTGTTGAAGACAATGTTAATAATAGTGGCTTCCAAAGCGCTAGCCCAAGTAGGCGTAGTGGTCAAAATACAATACGAATAAATACTGGCGCTGTAAAAAATACAGGCGTAACACCAACACACCTAGTCTTACACGAAGTTGGTCATTGGGTTTACAAAAACATGATGACAATGGATGACAGGCTAGCGTTTTGGCAAGAGCTATCTAAGTATTATGAAAACGGCAAAATAAACCCAAAAGCTTTTCCTGTTATCGGCAAGCCAGAGTACGATGCTGATGGTAATTTTTTAAGGAACTCAGACGGTATAAGACTGCCTAACGTGGGTGAAGCTGGTATTGTAAGCAAGACTAGCCCACAAGAATACTTTGCTAATCAGTTTGTAGCGTACATGATGAACCACCATGATGCTTTGGTTACTCCAAAAAATTGGACGCTTTGGGATAAAATCCAAAACTATGCAAAAGCATTGTGGACAAAGCTTACTAACCCTGCTTACGAAGACAGCAATTTAACACCGTTGTTTGAAAGACTAATTGCAGACAAAGACAACGCAGTTATGGTTGCGCATCTAAACCCTGTTGAGCCAACCAATGATTTTAGTAAATCAATACGGGTAAGGTACAATGACGTTAAGGTAACGGCAGACGAAATAAACGCTCACATGGCTAGCGGCAATGTAGAAGAGGCTGCACTTTCTTTGCACAAATTAGCAACGTTGTACCGAAGCATGGCGTTCAACACAAAAGACGCCAAGATAGCAGCACAAAAAACTTCAGTACGAAGATCAGATGGCAAAGTTGTTAAAGGCGTACCGTTTGATGATACATACCCAGGAGTGTTTAGCCCAATCAAAAGCTACGCTATTGTTATGAAGCGATACGCAAAAAACATTAGTGATGCTCTTCGAGTAGAAGATACCAGAACAGCCGACAATATGGTGCTTGGTTCTTTAGAAGAGGGCGCAATTGAAAACGCTTTAAATATATGGACAGGCAAAAAGGTTGCACTTGTAGAAGGATCAGATGTTTCTCCCACTGACCCAACTTTAGAAAGCTTTAATAAAAATATATTGTCGTCACTTAACATGGCATATAAAAATGTAACAGGCGGTGACATTCCTGAGTACATGCCAGCCGAGTTACGCTTCAGACGAAATATGCCTGTTGGGTCTTCTGGACGTAAAGCACATAGCGTTAGCCGCATGAGAGCAATCAACAACGCAAGACAAGTCAAGCATGTAAAAGTTACAAAAGACATTAAAGCAGTAGCAAACGAAGCTATGCGCAAGTCAGCAGACAACGCCCTTAAAGCAAACGAACCGTTGCCTGATTTTAACAAGATGGATTTAGACACACTGCTAGCAAACTGGCATCGCTTTGGTCAAACCAGATTGCGAACACAGGTTGCTCAACACGCTGTCGATTTAAGCCACCAAGAAATGCCTGTAGAAGTAACGACTGCTGCTAGAATATTTAAAGACGGCGCAAGTTATATGGAACTAATGGACATTGCTTGGAAAGCGAAAGCCGAAGGTAACGACGACCATGTAAACTTGGTTATCTATGAACTGCAAAAACGAAAAAACAAAAAGACAGGAAAGAAATATGCGCCCCCAGAAGTTAATAACGCTATTATTAAAGCTCAAGAAGCTAAAGAATATTTTAACCAAGGTGAAGCAACAAGTAATGGCGTTCCTCCGAAAGCGCCGTACTCGTTAAGGTCATGGCTTGAACCACTGTCTCACCGTAAAGCTCGAACAGAATATGTGTTGCGTACAATGTCAAGTATGCTTGCTTATATGGGCGCTGACTTGCCATACAATCCACGTAGTCCAGAGTATGACGACTTCAGAAAGATAATGCGTAGAGAAGCAGCAACGTTAGAAAAGTCTGACGACATAACTAGCCCCGTCTCAACACTATCTGGGTATTTGTTTAACGATAATATTATTGACCCAACAAGTGTAGAGTTACTTGAAAAGCTAGCAGTTAAATTTGATTTAGAACCAAAAGACTTGGTGGCTCGCATTGTCGTTGAAGATACAGACATGCAAACTAAACCAACTACAGTTAAGAATTTAATGGAACAACTGTCTGGTGAAGATCGTTTTCATTTAGAAGATGCTATCAATGATGTACGTCAAAACTTAATCCCTGCAATTGGTGTAGTAACAAAAGGTTTGATTGCACAGCCATCTGCAAGAAAACGCTTTCCTTTGATACCGACGCAAGGCGAATATATTGCTCCCGATGTGACAGTACAAAAGGGGTCGCCCACTGTTCATTTTACTGAGGTAGTCCCATCCGAACACGCTACTGCTTACGTTGATGATGTAATAGAAAATATGTCAAACACACAGCTAGCAGCAGCCCGTCGCTTTACACAATCTGACAATCCAACAGTTTATTATGCTGCCGTCAGTAAGTTAGGTGGCTTGTCTTCTGGTGTTAAACTTAGAAGATTGCCGTCAAATACTATTACTAACTACAAAGATAGATTATTAGAAAACTACAGCGACCCAATGGTGCGCGAGCAAGTCAGTGATTTATTAGATGAAATATCTTTAACATCAGATGAAATAGCTCGCGTTCAATTTTCGCCAGATGATAGTCCAGCAGTAAAAAGTCATGCTAACTTTTTGTTTGAGTATGAAAAAACTTTGCGAGACGAACTTAAAACTCTCTACGGTGTAGACGCTGACATCGAAACAACGCCAGTATTTGTTCGTGATACAAAACCAGCGACGTTCGACAACAAAGTGACAACAAACCATCCTGTATTTACAGAGCTAACGTCAGCAATATTGAGAGATAGTGAAGGACAAAACGCAGAAGCTATCGGTAATATAATAAGTGAACTTGAAAGTTTAGATTTGCCCAGAGGTAACAACGTTTATAACGCTCTTGTTGCTATGGCTGGATCACAACAAAAGCTAAACAGAATTATGAAGCAGCTTGAGTTTACTAGCTACGAAGTAAACGGCGTTAAGACTTTAATTAATTCGTCTGACATGCGTTACATTAGAGACTATGCTTTTGCAGAAACAGATTTAAACCACACTGTTGGCATAGATGCAAACGCATCCAGCGCAAACACAACTTGGATTGAAGCTGCAACGTTAGGCGATCAGGGCGGTGAAAACATGCGTCGCTCTATCTTTAGCGCATTAGAAAGCGTTGGTGTGTCACCAGCGTTTGTTGATACGTTAGATAGATTGCGTCGAGGAAGAAACGCAACAGAAGCAGATGCACAGAATATGCGACAAGCCGCAACATTCTGGACAACACGCAACAACCCAGAAATTTTAGCAAACTCAGGAATGACTTTCTTATCTAAAGTGTTCAACCCACTTAAAGGTGGTGGTGGTCACTATGAACGTCATGCGGTAGCAGTGTCAAAAATTTGTACGCCACTTCTTAAAAAGCTAAACGCACTACCTGATGGCGGCAACCTAGTATCACGCTGGTTTAAAGATGGTGCAGTGCAAATGTACGAAGCAGCAGGGGATGCACTTGGGTTTGTGCCGTCTAATAGATCCTCTCAACCACCATCACACCTTCGTATCATTGGAGCTTTGCGGCGTGGAGATCGTAATATCTTAACTAGCGATGCTGAAAAAGAAATATACGATATGGTGCGTGGTTACTTCGATCAGACAATGCAACGTATGCGTCGTGAAGGTATGAACGTTGGTAAAATCGAAAACAACTATGTGCCACAAGTTTACCGAAAAGACATTATCGAAGCTGATCGTGCAGAGTTCGAGCGCCGTTTAGCATTATACTTTCTAAAAGAAGATAGCGTTAGACCAAGAGGGCCAAGACGACAAAACCCAATGACACAAGCACAAGCTGAGTTTAAAGCCAAAGCTATGGCAGATCAGTTAGTTGCTGATGATGGGGTACAACGTATGCCAGATAATAATATCAGGCGTACACCTTCTGACAACAACAACTCAGATCATGCGTTTCAAAGAATGATCCGTCTTGATTTGTTTCAAGAGTTTATAGATCCAAGCAACCCAAACAATCTTTCTGATTATTTAGAAAACGACGTTATGGTTGTAGTTAGTAAGTACGCTGATGCAGCGGAACGTGATATAGATTTGTTTAAGAACTTTGGCGCTGGACATCACGCTATTGACGATTACTTCATAGCGTTGAACAGTAATCCATCAAGTATTGATGCGCTTGCTTCGTTGCTAAAAGGTAAAAAGGTTTCATCTAAACTACGTTTTGTACGCAACCCAGCCGACCAAGATATAGTTGAAAACAAGTTTGACTTTACATACATGGAAGCACCACCAAGCTTATTGGCAGAGGGCAGAGCAGAGTATCACGCTAGAGAGCTTGTAAGGATGGCTCAAAGCGGAATGATGAAACATGAGATGGCAGAGTATATGAACCGCATATACCGACGCTCAGAAAACGAACTTGCGGAACTATCACCAGAAGAAAGACGTATGGAGCTTCTAAAGCAAAGAAACTTCAAGCTAAGAGCAGAAGCAATTGCTGATGGTCTTCATACGGCTAATGGTGGGTTGTCGCCTGTCCATAGAAAAAACCAGTTACATGCCAGAGGTTTCTTGAACGCTGTTAGGCGCAGACCAATCAATGATGAAACAGCATACTCTTCAATGGCCGAGACAACTCAGAAGTGGCTGACAGGATTTAACGCTGTAACATTGCTACCGTTTACTACACTAACGTCAATGGGCGATAGTATGTTGCCGTTAGTACAATCTGGCAACTTCCAAGCTTGGGTTAGGGGCATTAAAAATTATGCTACTGACGAAGATTATCGTGAAATGGTGCGCAATATTGGGGCTGCTACCGAGAACATAACTTACAAATACATGACCCAAGCCTTTGGTGTTGACAGTACCAAGTTTACCAATGGTTACTTTAATGCAACACTTCTTACACCTTGGACAGAAATGTGGCGCAACCTAGCGTCAGCTATTGGTTATGAACATTTACGGATGATGCAGCGTCAGGCGATTAACGAGCCTAACACTCGCAAAGGTCGTATAGGTAAACGACAGATGGATGCTTACGGATTGCAAGACTTCTATCAAAACAATGCGCCAGAATTAGAAAGCGTAATGGACAACCATAGCGAAGAGTATTTCCAAGTTGCTACAGCGTTAAACAGGTTTACAAACGAAGCAATCTTTACGCCCAACCCTTCTGATAATCCTGTTTGGGGTCAAACGCCAGTTGGTAAGATTGTGTATCAACTTAAATCATTCCCAATGATGATGTGGCGTTTACATCGAAGAGCGTGGAATAGGTTTCTTGATAACCCAAGGGATGCTGACATTGCACCGTTAATGTATATGTATACCGCAGCGCCAGCTATGGGTTTTGCTGCTGCAAATATCAAAGATATTGTTCAAGGCCGTGGCGGTGAAGACAACCGAGAGTTTAAATTTAGAGAGCGTTCACTTGCCGAACAGTTTGCGTGGGCTGAAGACATGGATGAAGACACTGCTAAGTACCTAGGTTGGTATTGGGATGGCTTTGTCGTCATGGGTGGCATGGGTTTGATCGGTGAAATGTTATATGACATTGGATCAAACGTAGACAACGGCGCATTTGGTCAGGTAAGAATTGGTGAAGTAATACTTGGGCCGTCAATGGGATTGTTTAACGATGGCCTTACCGTTGGTTCTGGCATTAGTGATATTATTAGCGACAGTCTTGGTGGAACATCATCCAACTACAAAGAACGAGAAATGGTCGATACGTTATTCCACAGGTTTGCTCCACCTATTGGGTCTATGCCAGCACTACGAGAAGACTTTGTTGATGCTGTTGCTGGTGAGCCGTCTGGAAGAAAAAAGAAAAGTGGTAGCGGTATTAGCTCAAGGATAAACTCTAAGATTGATTATTAGACTTTAGATCAATCAGCATATTTATGTATGTTTGCGCTTTCTTTAAATCCTCAAGTCCATTCTTGTGAGGGTAGCGCCATATGTATTTGATAATGTTACCACGCAAAAATGCTTCGTAACCTTCGTCTCCTACTGCCGAGCGTATAGCTTCCGTACATTCAACCTTGCCTTGAGTATAATGCGAAGGGTTATTAATTATGTCTTCTTTGTCCATTTGCTGAGTGCTATCTTATTTTTAATTTCAACTTCTTTGCATCGCAACTCAACTAACCGAGACTTTTCAAAGCGGTGCTTGACGTTAGCTTTGTGTAAGTTGTCGCTGCCCCATTCTGTTTTAGTAAGTATTGTGACGCGATCTGCTATGCTTTCGACTTCCAATTCTTTTTCTAAAATCTTTTTCTGAACGTCAGTCAGGTCGCTATAATAATCAGCCTTATCTTCATCGCTCATGCCTTGGCCTCTGGTCTAAATAGAGTATAACTTTCGCAAACTTCACCAGCTTCTTTGTAGTCAAGGCGACAAGTAAAGCCCCCATCCTCATTAGCAAATGAATGTTCGCAGAAGCGACACTCTGGTTTAACGTCGGGGATGTCCCAACAACTACTATTTTTAAAGCAGAAGCGGCAACGAAAGTCGTCCCTCTTACCAGATATGCGAGTGCGACCACCCGACAGTGCAGTTTGTATGCGAACATACATCAAGTCCCATTCTTCCTGATCGAACGAAATAATTTGTGCGTGGTATTCACTAGAATTTTTACAATAAGCAATAAAAAAAGTTCTTGGTATCTCAAACATTGCCATCATCATTTGACATTGGCTGTAATATTTTGGGTGTGATTTCTTTACGCCATGCTTTTTAAAAGCATTGTAAAGTGTATTCTTCATAGACTTTATTTCTAATATAGCTGTCCTGTCTTCTTCGGGTATGTCGTCGTCTTCAAATGTAACCATGCCGTCAGCGTTACATACCACATGCCCATTTAACCATTCACGTCTATGTTGCTTGCCAGACCAAGCATCTTTTTCGTGAACCAATAGATCGGCACGTTGTTTTAAATCTTTAACCACCTCATTTTCTATACGGTGTCCATCCCTAAATATTCTTTTCAATCTAGGATCAGGTTCATCGTCAGGAAAACCTCGAAGACTTAACGCTAGCTGAGCAATACATTCAGTGCCAGCCATCGACGCCCCAATATAAGATCGGGCCTCGCCCCTCTTTTCAGAGGCGAAGCCTTCATCAATTGCTGCGACCACATCACTCGCAACTTTATCCCAATCGACAGTCATTAGAATGGAATTTTATCGTCTAACCCATCTGAAGAAGCCTCTGGCATCCAATGATAATTGACGCGCAATTGTTTCTTTCCATTCCATTCAGATTGCTTGATGTTAATACCAACTTTTTTTCCTACAAAGTAAGATGGATCAGGTGTTTCATCAGCTTCATGTCCGATAAACTTCAACAGCTTTTTAATTTGTATCCAATTAATATTGACATACTCAGGCTGCTGTTCTTCACCCTTATCATTCTTTACCATCTTTGGATCATAAATAGTAAGCCATTGGCGAATAGAACCATTGTCGTTATTATAAGAAAGAACTAAATCCTTCTTACCTTCTTTACCATCGTCAATAGTAGCTTCTGTGATGGTTACTTCGTGACGTCCTGTCTGCAACGTCTCTCTCATTGGCCCGTCGTCAATTGCGATTGAACTTAGGTCAACGTTACTAAAGCCTTGAAAACTCATTGGCTTGCCCCTTTCTTCATTTTAGATTTGTAGTCAGCTTCACTCATTGTAAGCTTCATTAAGATTTTCGTAATGTCATGCTCTTCCTCAACAGGAGATAAGCGTCGAAAAGCATCACGACTTTTACCAGCGTAACCACCGTACTTACCTGTAACAGTGTACCACTTAACGCTAGTCTTCTCGCCTTGCTGCACATCTTTGCGAACAAGAAAGAATACATTGTCGTACAAACCAGGAAGGTTCTCTCTGATTGTACTTCCTTCTACCAACGGTATGTAACGAGTTACACCGTTGTCGTCTTTGTCGCTTTTTTGAAGCGACGTTAAACAAGTATGGATTGGAAGATCGCGCAACATCTTAGCTGCCGCTAGCATCTTTCTATTGTATTGCCCCCAAGCCCTCATGTCCTGTGGGTTTCCGCTCTCAGCTTCAAAATGCTGTTGCTCTTCTCTTATGCACAACTGAGACAACTCAGTCATACTGTCTACCATAATCCATTGGTAGTTCTCTTTTTTATATTCATCACTGCCATCTATCCACTTACATATATCACGAAATGGGCTATCCCCTTTTGCAAAACCGTCAAAAGGAATGTAATCTATATCGCTTTTCATAAGTGATTGCAGTCCACTTTCACCACTTAATATCAAACCCTTACCAAAAGTGTTCTGATAATTAAGTGCTTGTGTCGTCTTACCAGTACCCCATTCTCCTACGACTAAGGTATTGGTCACACCAGCGACAGACATGTCGTTGGTCTTAAACCTTTGGATTTTCAATTTGTCCTCTCTTTCAATTTTATTTTTTAAGTTGACTAACTTGTGTTTTAATGTATCTAATACACCTTGTCAATTAAAAAAAAGGAGAGGCTTATGAAGTTCGACATACGACGGCTTGTAAGTGACCTCGGCGGTGCGTCTAGTGTGGCGCAGAAGCTAGGGATAACCAGAACTATTCCATACCAGTGGATGGATCGGGATTACATTTCATCGACTTATCTAGCGAAGATAAAAGAAGCGCATCCAGCGCTCGATTTAGATGAGTATATAACAGAAGGGGAACGACGTGCTAGAGAAAAGAGAAGCAGCGCTTGAACTATTGGAGCAGGGTCTTTGTGTTGTACCTATACATCCAAAGAAGAAACATCCTAGCGTTAGTTGGACACAGTACCAAACTAAACTACCAACCGAAGCACAGGTAGATGCTTGGTTTACAGATACACAGGATAACGTTTGTATTATAACAGGCGAACACTCTGGAATAATTGTTGTCGATTGTGACAACGAAAAAGCGATTGAAGAAGCGGAAAAGCTTGGTCTTACAAGGACACCTATTAGTGTTACCAGTAGAAAAGGTAAGCACTTTTACTTCGCATACCCAAAGGGTAGGGGAGTTATAGGAAGCAGAGTAGGAAAGGCAGACGGCAGTGGTATTGATTGGCCAGCGGTTGCTGGTTTAGATTTACGCGCTGACCGTGGCGTTATCGTTTGTCCACCAACGCCAAATTATACTTGGCATAAAGGTTGTGACTTTGACGAATTGCCAGAATATCCATATGGTCACTCGTTGGATTTGGGCAGTAGTAATATTGTAAACATTAAAGAGTTTCAGTTTAAAGGTGTTGATTTAACGCAGCTAAAAGTTGAGCTTAATATATGGGAAAGCACCAAGCTTTTAGTAGATAGGATTGGCAAGCTACAAACTGGTGACGGCAACGCTAGGGATCACCGTGTATATACAGCGCTGGGCATGGCTGCTGGGCAAGGTCTACACGGCGATGCGCTTTACGCTAACATACATGATTTCATGGATAAGTTTTTTGTTGAGCGATTGGATGATACAAAAATAGATCAGATGATACAGCGTGTTGAGCGTGAAGAAGAAAGAAAAAATCCAGATTATAAAAAGGTTGTTCTTGACAAGCCAAAGCCAACAATCAGTCCGATTACAACTGCTGACATTGAACGATTAGAAGCGCAGATAGGTACAAGAAAGTACTGTATTGATCCGTGGTTACCGTTAGATGGAACTGTCATACAGGTACACGGTTATTCTGGGCATGGTAAGTCTATGTTTATCCGCAATGCTTTGTATCATGTTGCTGCTGGTGCAAAAGAATTTGGGCCTTGGGAGATTGGTGAGAAAGCAAGGGTGTTGTATTTAGATTTAGAAAACAGTCGATCTAATATCACAAACTTTCTTGACCGATCCAAGCGTAGCGTTGGTGACGCTGGTGATAACTTTATGGTTTACGCTCCGTTTGATAATGAAGAACAGATGAATTTAAAAAGTGATAAGGGTTTGTTTCTACTGACTGAGTGGATTAAAACAACTGACCCTGACATTGTTTGCGTTGATACCGTTCGATCCGCATGGGTTGGGTTAGAAGAAAACTCTGCATCAGAATGGGGTAGGATTAATCAGATGGCGTTGGATTTAAGAAACGCTGGTATTACCGTTATACTGGTACACCATAGTAACAAGCCAAGCGAGAGTAAAAAGTTTGGGTCATTCGCTGGTTCATCAAACCAACTTACTGTACTTGAAACACAGATTAAAATTACACAGGTCTTTCGTGATCCTGACACTGCTGAAATGCGTGGTGGTATTGATGATAACGAACTGCCACATTCTATATGGAATATGTATGAAGCTGGGCTGAAGGGTGGTGAAAGGTGTGATGTTATAATCGAAGCACGTTACGGTAAGGTTCGTGATTGGAGTGACGCTCACCAAACACATCACTACGTTGGCTTTGCTAGTAATCCAGCAACTGTAACGAGCCGTGTGTTTGGTAAGATGGGTGTTAAGAAACTTGCACGTTACCTAGCTCAGCCGCATGAAGGACACGATGGGCAACTTCGATCAGCTAAAGATGATATTGAAATCAGTAGAGAAGTGGACAGACCAATAGAAGTTGTACGAGAATGGACTAGAGATCTAAGGCAAACCAACGTAGCAACTAAAGTTACTAACTTACAGGCATAAAAAATGGGGCGTTCATTGCAGTCTTAGCCTAACCCGAACGCCCCGTTGAGAAAGGGAGGACGCAAAAACTATGGAGGACGTCTTTGCAACTCCATTTGTATTCATTTGTGAATAAATGTCAATATCTAGTATCTTTTGGAAACTTTTATACAACTTTTTGATATAGCGTTGAGAAAGTGGTACGCTCTACTCTCTCATCTACGCTGCCAGAAGAGCAACGCGAAGCGTAATGCTCTTCTTCGCTTGCTTCGTTCGCCAGAGCGTACCAAACTTTTCAATTTTGTCAACTGTGTTTGCTTCATAAGTTATCTATTTGACTAACTTTACTAACTAATGTTACCATTATGCCACAGTAAATAATAATTGAGGCAGTGATGGGACATTCGATCCAATTAACGGCCGAGCAAAAAAAGTATTTAGAGGATAACCATTTGAGATTAAGCTACGCTACGATGTCTAGGCATATAGGCGTTTGTGTAGACACACTAAAAAGGATGCTTGTTCGGTTAGAATTACAAGAATTTAATGGTGCAAAGTATCACCATAGGCAACGACCTAAAACGTGGAAACGTCCATGTTTGAAATGTCGAAGCACAAAGAAACGACCAATCAATCAATACATCTGTGACGGCTGCAAGACAGGCGAAGACATTGGCATTTTTGAAGATGAAAACATTGTCCAAACTAACTACGCCAACGGCAACTTAGTAAGTCACCAAATAAAAATTTCACTAGCACCATCAAACGGTAAGTTTCAAAATGGCTAACAGACAAAAACAAAAAGGCGATGCTTACGAACGAGAGCTTGCCACATACTTAAACGAAAAAGTTTACAACGCCAAGCAATGCAGCCGTGCGCCCTTATCAGGCGGCGGCTTTATTGGGTTTGGCAGTGGCGGTGCAGATCTTACTGGTACTTCTGGGTTGTTCGTTGAAGCAAAACGTGTAGAGAAACTAGCTTGGCGTGACGCTTTGAAGCAAGCTGAGACTAACGCTAACACAACAAAGACGACAGATATCCCTGTTGTTATTACTCGCAAGTCAAGAGAAACGACAGGCGATAGCGTTGTGTTCCTACGCTTAGACGACTTCAACAAATTATATACAGCTTGGTTAAAAAGCGAAGGTTACCGAATGATCCCCTTGGAAGGGGATCAGGCAATGGCAGACGCTTTCGAGCCAGAGGACAGGTTGCGTTAATGTTAGTTGATATACTGATAGTCGGACTTGTTTTACTTTTACTTTGGACAGTTTGGAAGGACGGTAGGTAATGTGGGTTTTGCTTTGGATGCAGTTAACAATGAGCGCAGCTAGCGGTGGTGAATTTGAACACTATCACATTGGCAGCTACACAAAGAAAGAACTTTGCGAGATGGCCAAAGCTGACGCTAAAGTTCTTGTAACAAACGACAAATCAAAAATTGTTTGTATTCAAATTGAACTTTGATAAGGACGACATGCTATCCCTTTGGGTATAAGCATGAGTTACATTTAATTTTACGTTCACCCTCACTCAACTTTTTATAAGAGGGTATAACCATCGCCATTCTCGAAAGCATCGCAGCAGCGAACGCTGCGTATTCCGTAATAAAACAAGCTTGCGCCAACGGCCGTGAGGGAGCAGGGGTTATAGCGGCTGTTGGAAAGTTCATTGGCGCAGAAGAAGACGCCAAGGAAGCGGTGCGAAAAAAGAAAGCTAATCCAATACTATCGTTAACTGGTAGCACCGAAGAACAGTGGCAAGAATTTCAAGCGATGGAAAGAATGAAGGAACAGCGCGAGGAGCTTATCAGTTATATGCGGCTCTACTGCCGTGCTGGAACTGCCGAACGCTTCAAGCAGTGGGAAATCGACGCACGTAAACAACGTCAAGCCGCACGAAAAGCAGCCGAACAAAGAAGAGCAGAAATAATTGAAGCAATACAGCTAACGGTAGGGATAGGAATTGCGTGTGTCGTTGTCGCTGCTGGCTTTTGGTTCTTAGGCCGATACATGGGACGCTGGTAATATGGAATACATAAACGAAATTATGCGATGGATAATCGCTCCCGTCGCAGCGTTCGTCTGGTTTATTTATATGCGCCAACAAAAAAATACTACCGATATTGCTGTGCTAAAGGCGCAGTTACAGCATTATCAAACCGCCAACGACAGGGAGATCAAAGAAATGCGAGAAACCGTAAAGGGCATTTACGCTAAGCTGGATAACTTGGAACAGTATTTGCGTAAGTAAAATGAAAAGAACAGACCAAATTTTTATTGGTCGCGCTGGTGAATTTTTCGCTGCTTTTATATTAGAACGTTTCGGAATACGCACTACTCACGTTGACTTACCACACGATGATCTATGGTGTCGTACTCCTAACGGTGACTTGGTTAGGGTACAGGTTAAGGCTTGTTCAAAAGCAATGGTACATGGCGTTAAAGCTAGGCCAGCCCGATATTCTTTTCAGTTTGGAGCAAACCGAAACATCTACGATGGCGTTTACATATTAGTTGCACTTGATAAAAAACTTTGCCTTGCATTTAGAAGGGACGACAAAATCGGAAGAACTCTTAAAATCAAACCTAATATGTTTACTGAGCATGCTCAGACGCAAACCATCAAAGAGGCTTTCAAGTTATGAGAATGATAGACACAATAATAGTTCACTGCACCGCTACTCGCCCAGAGTGGATGGAGAAAAACAGCATCAACGAGCAAGTTAAAGAAATTGAAAAATGGCATACTACACCGCCAAGAAACTGGTCATCCATCGGATATCACTATGTTGTCGGTAGGAATGGACAAGTAGCTGAAGCAAGACCAATATCAAAGGTTGGCGCTCACGCCAAGGGTCATAATAAATCGTCAATTGGGGTAGCACTTGTAGGGGGATTTGGTTCTGATGCAGACGACTTAGCGTCAGATCACTTCACGCCAGTACAACTAGCAGCGATGTATGATTTAATCAAAAACCTACAGCAGAACTATAACGTACCCAACGCTAACGTTATAGGACACAACCGCATATCAACTAAAGCTTGTCCTGGGTTTCGAGTACAGAAGTGGCTATCAGGCATGTCGTTGAGTGAAGCAACGGCAAAGAAACCAGAGCGAACCAAGCCAACCCAATCGAAAACAGTGAAAGCCTCCGCAGCCACCGCCGCCGCCTCCGTTGGTACGGCAGCAACGGCAATGTCGGGCATGGATCAATTCGCACAATACATAATACTTGGCTTTGTTGGCGTGTCGATATTGCTTTGTATATATATTATGAGAGAACGCATCAAAGCATGGACTGAAGGCTGGCATTGATGCTTTATCTGATTGTCATTTCCCTATGGGGCAACAACGGTGTAACATGGGAGTACATTGGCAATCAGTATGTTTATCAAATACCTATGACCCAAGCGCAGTGTGAGAATATTGTTCGTGATACGTCATGGATAAAATGGGAAACTAACGAATACTATAAAGTGTCAATGGAGTGCGTTAAAGCCCCTGACCTTCCGAAAGGTACATAATGTTTAAATTGTTTGGTTGGACTTCTAAACTACAAGTATATGCTGTGGCCGCTGCTACATTTTTAATTGGAGTGTTCTCTATATATATGATGGGCATTGCCAGAGGTAATTCAAAATTAAAAGAAAAGATTGCCGCTAAACGCGAGCAAGATTTTCGCAAGAGCGTGGAGATTGAACGTGAAATATCAGACCTTGACGATACTAGCCTTGCTGATCGTGCTTCTGAATGGGTGCGCGAAGATAAAAGCAAATAGCTTTTGTGACATTGCGCAAGCAATTAAGTTTGCAGACCGTGAAGTAGTAGACCACCTTATGGAGCATGATCGTAAGCTAGTTGTTGGCGTAACGTCACACAACGAAAAGATTAAGGAGTTGTGTGATTAAGTATCTTACCTTGCGTAAGAGCAATCGCTTCATCATACCTTTTAGACAACTGTAGTAAAGCTCTCGCTAGCTCAACGTTTTGATCGCGCAACTGCACTACTGCTCTGCCTATATCTTTTACTTCTTTATTATATATAAGGCGTTCGGTTGATACACCGCGCATCATGCGGTCTTTTATTTTGTCAATAATTTCGTCTTGTTCTTCTGATATACTCATTTAATATTCCCTTGACTTATTTGTTTGAGTGATTAACCTGTTGATACTTCTTACTTTTTTTAACACAACAGACTGTATAAGTAAACACTTACTACACCCCTCTTGACAAATTGTAATGAAAAGATTACATATTGATATACTCAAAGGAAAGGAGTACAAATGCCACTGGCTCTTAAAACAAATGACAAAGGCATCTATCAAATAGACGGTTACGCACTCGGTCAACGAGTACGAACATCTACTAAGACTGATGATTATGCCACCGCCCTACAAAAGAAAGCAGAGATTGAACTCGCTATAGCAAAGGGTGAATACAAATCAAACACTGATCCAGTTTCTAACGCTGGCTTTAAATATGTTGCTCGAAAGTATCTACGCTCACAGAATACAGGACAATCACGTACCACGTTGGGTTATGTCGGTAAGTTTATTGAGGTATTCAATTCAACTCCTGTCAAGCAAATTGATTTTGAAATGATTGAAGATTATGTCGATAAACACCACACACTTAAAGGCAATGCAAACTCGACGGTACGTCGGGAACTAACGCAACTGCAAGCCATCTTAAACTACGGTGCGGAACTTGGTCTGCGTAAACCAATAACAATAAAGAAACCAGCAGAGGACGACGTTGAAATAACTGTTCTCTCAATGGATGAACAGTCACGCATCTTTTCTAATCTTGATCCCGACACTTTGCGAGTATGTACTTTCTTGTTGCGTACTGGTTGTCGCCCCATAGAAGCACGAACGCTAACGTATGGCCAAGTTAACTTTGAGGAGCAGTACATAACTGTCGGAACATATAAAGGTGCTAACGGTAGGATGCGACTTCGCAAAATCGTATTACATCCAGAAGCACTGGCTGCTATTCCGACATCAAAGCCAATGCCATCACCCGAAAGCATGGTGTTTTTTGTTGACGGTCAAGCGTTGATTAATAACAGGACGTTGATTAACGATAAGTGGAACACCGCTTGTAAAAAAGCAGGGGTCACTGGCAAAACACCGTACACTTTACGGCACACCTTTGCCACACGTCACTGTTTAAACAACGTACCACCGAAACTAATTGCCGACATGATGGGTCATTCTGATCTTAAAATGATAATGAGATATATGAACACGACTGTAGACGATCAACGGCAGTATATGGTAGCATGAAGTAGTGCTATTGGAAAGGTAGGGATATTATGGATAAAAAAATTTGGTTAAGTCGTTCAGAACGACGCCAAGCACACAACGTTTTCGCAACAACGCTTGAAGTGGCAGCAGCAGCCGCCTCTTCTCTAGTTGTGGAAGGTACGTCAGCAGAGGAATTTCAAACAGACTTCATTGCGCAGCTTCTTGAAGAGGCAAAGCGACACCGAAGTTTGGCTGATGCTATAGAGTTGATCGTCAAGAATAATGGCGGCAACATTTACGACGATGAAGGGGAAGACATTACCGTGTCTTTGAAAGAGGAATTTAAAACAAAGGTACATTAACAATATGGTTAAGAAGCATAAAGTTCACGACACTTACATATGCCGAGCAAGAACAATAAAAATAAACGCTAAGAAGAAGAACGGTAGTTACTCTTCTTTTATGAACGACTTGCTAGGCAACATGATTTACTGCAACGCATTTGATACAATGCGTCACGAAATGAAAGCTGGTGAATGGTACGACGTTATCATTTGCATCAAAGATTACCAACGTGATGGGCCATGTGAAGGTCGCACCGTCTCAACTGTGCTAGCGCATATCACTACCGACATACACACTACACCATTGTCTGGTAAGTCGTTAGCATTTGGCGACATGACGCAACCTGATCTGGACGGCCCTACCAAACCAGCCGCTAATGAGAACAGCAAACTACCGTCGTTCATTACAAAACCACCAGCACCACGAATAGAACGTGATTGGCAAGTCGAAGTAATGAACGTATTGAAAACGGTACGTTGCTTGCGAACCGATGATATAATTTTTAAGGTTACGGGTTGTCGTAAGCATTTTTCTGATCTTACTGAAGGGGAAAAAGAGCAGTACCAAGCGGTCAGCACCGCATTGGGTCAGCTTCATAAAATGGGGGAGCTTGCTAGGATTGCTTGTTTCCGTGACGGTAATCAATCCAAAGCATCTCATGTATTTTGGGGTCGTAATTTGGACGACGCATTTCAAGTGCTTGATCCAAACTACGACAACAGAAAGAAGCACGAACAGCTTGCAGCTTACGGCAACGTTGCGCTTGTTAAGGATTAATCTTCTGGATTAACCACTGCTTTGAACGCTTGGGCTACAATGCGGTCAATATCTTCTTCGGTTAAGTCAAAGAGTTTTTCGTTTAGCTTACGCAAATGCTCTTCTGCTTCTGCATAAGTATCAAAGGTTTCGTGAGTGGGTTCAATTTCCCACTCACCAACACCATTTTTGCACCGTACTATTTTCATTAGTCCGATCCTTTCATTTTTGAATTGCAGTCATAATTTTTTCGACCTTCTTAAATGGGTCGTCTGTCAAACTCGCCCCAATTTTGGAGCGAGTTTTTTCTATTAATGCCTTACGCCATGCTGGGTCGGCGCAACAAAAGCGCAGCCCCAACACCAACAAGTCAGCATCTTTTAGTTCGGCACGACAGCTAACGCCAATGTGCATGTCATCAGCAACGCCAAGCACAGGCTCAGTGTCGTTGATGTAAAGTAACTTTCTTTTGTATGTCAGGTTCATTGTTTAAGCTTTCGATTAAAAGTTGAATTGCATTGTCAATTTCTGATCGGTTATTGACGTCACTGTAAGTCGCTAGAATTTTGCGCAGCTTCATAGCGCACTCTTTGCGTTCGTCTTTTCGTATCGCTTCGGACATCAGCTTGTCTCCTTCCTGTAGAAAATATGCCTACCAATCGTGCCAACCTTTTTGTATTGGCTAACCCAATATGGGCTAACATAATCGGCATGATAGTGGAATGTGTTAGGCGGCAACTGGCTAGTGTACCCCTTAGTGTCGCTAAGCGTAGACTTGGCTACCGCCAACGCTACACGCCAAGCGTGTCCAACTTTGGGTTTGTCGCTCTTACCGTCATGCGTCCATGAAAATTGCTTACGTTGCCAGACAACTTCACAAACTGTATCTGGGTAAGCGTCAGACTTAACTCGGTTCATAGTTACTTCTGCAACTGCGAACTGAGAGTTGATTGGCTCTGATCGTGCTTCAAAATACACGTTCAACGCCAAGCATAGTACTGCTTCTATCATTAAACTGCTCCTATATATTCTGATTTCAGAGGGTAATGGTGATCGACCAAGGCACAGGCTGCCCTGATCTTTTCTCTATCCTTGTGTCGGATGCGATTGTGCCTAACCACACAAGCAACGCGCCACCAGAAAAGTGGTGGTCGCTGATCGTACATCAGCAACCATTCTGCTTTCACTGTAGGTGGCTTTTTCTTAGCTGTCGTCCAGTTAGGCAGCTTCATAGCTACCTTGTTCGTCAAAGTATTTGCTAACAGCTTGCAACATATCAGCCGCAAGGTCGTTGAAGTTGGTGAAGATTGACCCTTTGATGTACCTATTCATCTCGAAGCCAACGCCAATACCAATAGTCTCAACACCAAGATGCGCAGCCATCTGTTGACTAAACCGCATTGCTGGTTCGGGGAAGTTACCGTCAAGATCACCAGCAGCAGAACCGTCCATCAAGAAAAACATAACCTTGCGTTCCTCGTTGCGTTCCAACAGTGACTGAACACCACGCCAATAAGCTTCGACGGCAAACGTGCCACCAAAGATCAATTGACGCTGCATCAACAAGTCACCACGAACATGCTTGTAGTTGTCGTTGAACTGTTTGATCCGCAAGATTTGACAGCCATCCCTGCTACCTGTGCTGTGGCCATGGAAGTGAACAGGATAACCACATTTCCATGTAGCAATCTCTGTTGGGATATTGCCCATGCCCAACGCCTCGTTCAGTGCAGCCAAAGCGTTCGACATCCGAACATTCCGCACCGAACCACTAGCGTCAGCATAGACAGCAACAGCAGTACTGTATGCCTGGGTATGACTTCGAGTGTAGAAAACGTTGTGATCGCCAGCGACAACGCCATACAAACGTGAGCTATCCAAGCGACCACGCTTCTTGCCACGTTCCGTTAGTATCTTTTCTCTAGCTTGCAACCGTCTTGCTAGTGAAGTGATTGCTTGTCGGTCAGCTTGATTAAGATTTTTCAACCAAGTATTTTCAAGGCGGCTATGAGCTTCTTCATACGGCTCTCTTTCATGGTCGTTCGTAACATTGTTGTAGATAGGCTGATTATTTTCGTCCATCTTTTTGACATCACCTGTGCTACCGTTCCTTGAAAGAACCATCGCCTTAGTAAGATTGCCGTACTGAAAGTCAGAGTTGTTGTGGTCATAGACAGGGTGTGGGTTGTATCTAAGTGTCTGCTTCCACCCTTCGTCGTCAGTAATCTCTGGCTCGTTTGTGTACTCTTGGTGCAAGTCAGCGATCTTGTTGACAACGTCAGCAGCATCACCAGCTTCAACAGATTTGAACGGTTTGAGGTTTAGCTTTTCCTCATTGTCGTTACCTTGCTCACCTGTATTCGGCTTGCCAACGCCCTGTTGTTCTTCTGGCTTTTCTTCTTGCGACGTAGACGCTTCTTCTTCTTGGCTATCACGCTCTTTATCTCCGTCGTCATCTCTGGTGTCGCCACCTCCGCTGTCAGGCGATTGCTGTTCTTCATCTTCTCCGTCTGATCCAACGCTTGCTCCGTCATCTCCATCTCCATCCTGATTTGACGTCTGTTCAGTTTCATTTTCATCTCCTTCCCCTTCATCGGGTGTTTCGTTTCGTGGTGGCGCATCGAAATCTTCTTCAACCCAGAAATCGTAGAAGATGGACAACGCCAGTTTGCAAGCAGCGCTTGTATGCTTCAGCTTGAGCAACCGTTTGTGGTACTTGTTGAACAACGGCATTGCTTCCTCGGGAATATTGTCGAGGTACTCTTGGACTTCATCAGCGCCAACGCCAAACGACATACGGCAGTTCAGATTGATAGCGAACATCGCTGTCTCTCTTGGGTCATAGTCAGGCAGATCACGCAATCCATCACGTCTTGCCTTATTGCTCTCAGCAACAACAGCTTCACACACTGCGTTCAACGCCAACGGTAGGCCAGCAAACTTATCGCATAGCTTCCGCTCTATCAACGGATCTTCCAGAAAATTCCAAATGCGATGAAAGGTGTTAAGCTTTCGGACAGCACGTTGGCAATCTTCATCTGTCGCTATGATAGGGGTAGTGAGAGTACTTGTTCGAGTACCAAAGTGTGGGCCTTTCTCAACCCTAAAGTTATCATCGACAAACTGGTTGTAATACTTCTTGTTAGTGAACAAGATGTGGCCAACCTCGTGACCATGATAGCCACGAAAGACCATCATGTCTTTCTTCGTTAGCTCTGCTAACAACGGTAGTCGTGGCAAGGTAATGTGCTTGTAGTTTGTACTTGCACCATCACCGTCGAACGACGTAGTGATTTGCTTAGCACCATGAACTTTTGTCAGTGCTTCCAAACCTGTCTTTAGTGCCAGAGGCGAATTAAGCTTGAACATTATATGTTCTCCTTGTGTTGTTTAAGTTTGATTAATAGGCGAAGTTGAGCCGTTAGAATGAGCCAACACTCATTCGGGGTTAACGGCCCAAAATCTTCTCCACTTACGGTGTTAGTCAGGCGGTACGGTTTTGGATTAAGTTTAGCCGTACCGTCTGGGTTGTCGCTGTAGCGGTTAATCTCCAACGACTGTTTGATAGGCAGCGAAAGAAGTTGATACGCTGTGTTCAACTCCTTAATACGCAACCTTATCTGAGCTAGCTTCTGTTTACGATTACCCATTAGAACGGCTGCTCTTCGTTAAGGTCTTGGGTAACTTCATTGTCACTGGTTTCGCCTTTTGTAATACGCTCCACCAATTCGTTGATCTTAGCTGCGTCCATGTCAGCAGCACGTTTGGTAATGTTAATCAACACAGCCCTTCTGAACGCAGTACCTTCACCAACCTTTGGCGCAAACTCAGCACAGTATTCAGCTAGGGTTTGTGAATTACGTGGAGAGATAGGCAATGCGATAGTGCCTTCGAGAAAACCTTTACGGTAATCACGAAGAAACGTCTCAAGGTTTTGCGCTGATGTCTCGGATAGCGTTGGCACTATCTGACGGATCATGTTAACCTCTACGTCAGCATCCATGTAATCAATCTCAAAGAAGGCGTGGTAACGGTTGATCTGCGCTGCTGAAGCCATCTTGACTGCTGCTGCATACAAGCCAGTGTCGTCGCCTTGACCACCAGAGTTTGCAGTTGCGGCAACGTTGAAGTGTGGATCAGGGTAAACTAGACGGCCACCATCCTCGTTGATACGCAACGGCTGACGTTCCAACACTGGCTGAAAGAGGTAAGATACATCACCTCGGAGAGCGTCAGCTTCGTCAATGATAAATTGCGCAGGGAGTTGCATAGCTTGCGGAAGCACACCCTCAGTAAACGTTGAGATTGATTTGCCGTCCTCAACACGGATGTCCTTGCTGCCGATAACATGATAGCTTTCTATGTTAACGTCACAGCTTAGACGAAAGCACATCTTGCCAATCCTTGCACAGACTTGCTGAACAAAGGTTGTCTTGCCTGTACCAGTGTGACCTTTGAACCAACTGTTCTTGCAGTTTTCCATCGACCATAAGAAGTCAGACAATGTATCAATGTCAAAATGATAGTGATGCAACACCTCTGGAACTTTTGGATTAGCAGCATCCCATTTCCAACAGGTGATTTCACGGTCTAGCCTTGTGTCTTGGATACCGAAAACATCTTGAGCGTTAGCAGTGTACGGCGTCCCATTGGGTATTTCACCATCCGATTTAATGACAGATGGAGCAGCCTTTGGTGCAGCCTTTGCAATCTTTAGCTCTTTGTTAAGCTCACCGATCTTGTCCAACGCTTTACTTGCAACGTCCTCGGCTTCTTCAATCTTGCCAAGCATATCGTTGTAGTCCTTGAACACGCCTTGGCTAACGTCAGCTAGTAGATAGTTCAAAGCAGTCATGCTGTTTGATGCTGGCGTTTTGTTGAACGATGGATGCAATTTCTGCTGTTGACCATCCAACAATGGTGGCACGTCGTCAATCTCGACATGATCCATCGACTTGCACAGTCCGTCCAAGTCTTTGTCGTTCACAAGAAACGACCAAGTGTTAGTCATTTGTGCTATGCGACCCTTAGTGTACGGCCATGTTGTTACCTGTTTGCCGAACTCTACAGTCTCACCGTGAAACTCAAGAGGCAGACCGCTAACAGCAGTACATAGTGCTTCCTTCAATATCGTTATGGCTGAGTTAAAGCCATGCTCTTTGATGTCAGTCAGCAAGATAGCCAACGAGTACAACGACATTGCTCGAAAGATTTGTGATGGCTTGGTATTGTCCATCTTCCTAGAACTGCTTACACCATGAACAGCGTTTGATTTATTATTCTCAAGGTGTACCATGAGTGACGAACTAACCTGTTCGTCCGTCAACATTGGGTCAGTGTAGATACCAGCTTGGGTAAACTGGTGGGTTGCACTGCTTACGAGAAGGTCTTTCAAGTCTTTCATCTTCTCGGTCTTGTTTCGTGCCGCTTGCAGCACAGTTCCTAGTTTCAAGTTTTCCATTATTTGTCCTCTCTTTGGAAAAGTTGTTGTATTGTATATAATACAACGTTGGTTGTAAACAGCTAACTTATGAACTGTTTGGTTGCTTCCATTACCTTGCCCAATTGGGTTAAGTTTTGGATGCAAAGCGTTTGGTTCTTGCCGTTCGTTGTCTCGAAAAAGAACAGCAAGTCACCATCTTTAAGGCCAATCGTTTTGATGTTGCCGATTGACATACGTTTCTCACCACGCTTGGCTGTACGGTAGAAACGAACCTCAATGTCTTTGGTCATGTTGATTGCGTTCAGCAGCTTGGCTGGTTTGTTGATCTTCTCACCACGCTTTAGCACGTCAACGTCAATACCAAATTCACGAAGCAACAGCCGCAAGTCTGCACGGCAGTTGAAACAGTTGTTGTTGATACTGGTTTGGGTTAGTCGAACCAAAGCACTACGACCAGTAGCTGCGTTGTGCTTTCTTTGGGTCAGCGCTGCTTGTGCAACGCCTTCCCAATGGTTTGGTGTGTGCAACGTCATTATGCTGCACCTTTATGACCGTGCCGAAGCATGTGCATTGGAACAGTCCATTGCAAATGGCCGACAGACACCCTGACTTTGGTTCTGTTGACCACCCTGACGTGGCCATTCATAACCTCACCGTCATTCTGCACAAAATGCACTGGCATGTTTGGTTGCCATTGATCCTTGCTGCGTCGAGCAAGAACCTTTGACCGATCAAATGCTAATTGAGCAATGTCATTTAGCTTCTCGACACTGTGATTATTGGAAATCCATGTAATCACGTTTTCATAATTCATAGCTTCTGCCATGTTGTTTCCTTTCATTTTTAAGATTGAGCCGTGATTTGTAGTATGCCAGCGTCAGCTATGACTTGGCTCAATGGTGCGGTTGGTTTGCTGACGTTAGGGTTGAAATCGTAAGCATCGTAAATGATTTGTTCAGCTTGCGGCCATGCTTCGATTATTTGCTTGGTTGTGCAATCTTCCATCTCACTTGCAAGCTTAATAGATAACTTACGAAGGTTAACATCGTGAGACATATACTTGGTTACCAACTCTGCTATGGCGTTGTATAGCAAGGCGTCTCTGCCGATGTGATTTTTGACTATCGTGTTACCGTCAAAGGCTCTTGATGGAATGTGGCTGCCAAGTCTAGCTTGGTCAATAAATGGTGTGATGTACCTTATATGGCCAGTATCTTGCATCCAGTCTTGCAATGTAGCTTGACTACAACTGTTACCAGTATGGAAGTACCAGAAATCAATATCAGCTATCTCAACGTCCATTCGATCCAAAGCACGGCCAAGTTGGTAATCATCTAAGCTACCTGATATGCGGCGATCACTCTCTACGCCAGACAATAGATCTCGAAAAGGTGGTGGTTGGTTTTTCCACGGTGAATGGTATTCGTCCTCCATTGTTTCCCGATATGCTTTTGGTAACTTAAACCAAGCTTCTCTGGAAGGGTCTGCCATAATCATTGTATGAACTTGGTCGAGGATTTTCTGGATTTCCGCTATAACAGGGGATTGGTCTGGTTGTGGCCCAAGTATCTCATTTGCTAAAGCAGATGCAATATCTTGGCGCTTGTCGTAGCTAAGCCTACGATGTTTGAATGTATTAGCCATGTGGTTTTCTCCTTTACTGGCTGATTGGTTTTGAAGGTATGATCCAACAGTCACCTTGACGTTGAACCCATTGGTTGGTTTCTGGGTTGAAAATGTTTTCGATCTGGTTGCAGTTCATAAAGCTGTTGACTGCGACAACGGTGAAAACAAATCCAATTATGCCAGCGACACAAACGATAGCAACGCCATAGGATACACTCGCTATGACGTTGGCTGTTGTTGGACGTTGGTCTGACATTACTGACCACGATTGAGGATGGCCTCTGGTGGCAATCCAAAGAGGTCGTTTTGAAGGCGTAAATCTTCCTTCGATAGCTGATCCTCTGGCTTGAACACGTTGGCAATCTGCTCGTCGGTGATGTGAGGCATGAACTTCTGGTTGTTGCACTGGTATGTTTCCAATGCTTTGACGAAAGAGCGATATGACATGGTTGTCTCCTTTTCTGGTTGCTCTGGGTTGTCGAACCGAATTGGCTCGTCGGAACGGCCAAAAGCCGCTCGGAGAAGCCAAAAAAAAACCGCCACCCCGAAGGGCAGCGGCTTAACGTTGGGAGGTTGTTGGGGTTATATCGAAGATATAAGCGCTTCGATGTCGGCAAGCTTTTCAAGCTCTGCCTTCGCCTTCTTCGAGGTTTTCCCTGCTAGGTCGAGCTTTCTAAGCTCGAGTTGGGCTTGGAGAAGCTTTGCTTGGGACGAAGCTTCGGTGGCGAAGGCTGCTTCGGCAACTTCGACCTTCGGTGGCGTTGGAGCAGCGGTAGCTGCCATCTCCTCGGCCAGCTTCGCTGGGTTGAACCAGCAAGCCATCTTCGGAAGACCGCTGCCATCCAAGCGACCCTTCGGGTCGACTGCAAGAACGCCGTTGGCGTTGAGTTCGGCCAATGCTCTGCGAAGCGTAGCGTTCTTCGCCTTGGCCTTTAGGCCACCCTTCGCCTCGTTAGCTTGGAGCCGCTCCTTCAGAGCGGTGATGATCTGAGGCAAAGCCTCTGGTGTTGCTGCGACTACGTCGTTTACTTCGTTGATCTTAATGTTTCTATAGGACATAACTATCCCCTTTCACTTGTCTTTGAGTTTCGTTTTGGAAATCATTTTCCGACGACAAATGATCCCTTTTCCCTTTAGGGAAGCCGCGCGGTTTACTAACTTACTGATATAGTTATAATAGTAGTAATTTGCCGCGCGTAAGGATAAAACATAAACGTTTCAGTAGGTTAGTAGAGGGTTTAATCCCTGTCAAGGGGAGTTTAGGTTGTTGATAAAAAACACTTTTTTGCAGAGTTGGCCAATTACTTGGCCAAAAAAGGGGATAGGGGGGCTAACCCCCTATCCCCGAGGTCACTTTTTGCATTGCCACCTCTCTACCCTATCCGCGCACCGACAAAAAAAATGAAAATGTGAGAAAAAACATGGCTTATAAAAAAGATGCAGTAAAAGACCCCACAGTTTTAAACCCTTCACAGGTCGCCCGACTACGAGCGAAAGTGTTTGAGAAGGTAAATGTTCAAGTCGAAGACGCACACAAGGCAGTTATGGGCGATATTGCTTGGACGCCTACCCAAGCCCGTGTGTTTGCTACACTTTTGGGTAAGGTAATGCCTGATCTTACTGCCCAATTCCAACATCACGAACACAGATTAACAGAAAACGTCAACGAGCTAAGCCGATCTGAGCTAGAACAGATAGCTGCTGGCGTTAATCAGATAATAGACGTAGAGATAGAGACAGAAAATGACAATTAACCAACAAGAAGCCGCAAAATACTTACTACATTTACGCCGAGCAGAAGAAAGCTTTGAAGGTTTTGTAAAACTTTTGCATCCAACGTGGAAGCTACCAGAATTTCACAAGCATCTTATTGGTGCATTAGACTTATTAGAGAAGAATGAGCTAACAAATCTGTACGGTAAAGACAAAAGGTTTGGCAATCTTCCAGAAGAGCAGCCTATTCGGAATATTTTGATAACAATGCCACCACGTCACGGCAAATCCACTTATGGGTCTGTGTATTTCCCTGCATACTTTATGTCCCGAAAGCCTAGCCGCTTTATGATGGTGACATCTTATAACACCCAGCTTGCCACAGACTTTGGGCGTCAAGTTCGCACTATTGTTAACGATCAATTAAATGAACAAGCCTTTCCCGATTTCAAAATGGCGCAAGACAGCCGTTCAGTTGAGGCGTGGCGTACCACAGTCGGTGGCGCAAGCTACTTCATTGGCGTTGGCGGTACTACATCAGGGCGAGCCGCTAACTTACTCCTGTTCGATGATCCCCTCAAGTCTAGGGAAGAAGCCGAAAGCGCAACCCAGCGCAACAAGGTTTGGAATTATTACACATCTGCACTGACTACACGTCTACAGCCTGACATTGATAACATACCCCCAGCGCAAATTATAATATTAACACGCTGGCATCCTGACGACTTGGCTGGTCGCCTGATGGAAACAGACGATTGGAAGGAAGGCCGTTGGCTGCACATCAACTACCCAGCGATTTCAGAAGTTGAAACTGGTCTATCAATAATGCGCAATCAATTACCAGAAGATGATCCTCGTTACTTGCCAACGGCAGAAAATAATAAACTTTCAAACTCTAAACGTTTGGTTAAAGGGACTAAGGAAGAAGCGCTGTGGCCAGAACGGTTTAACTTGGAAGACTTGCACCGTCGCCAAAGGTTAAACCCTAGAGAGTTTGCCTCACTGTACCAACAAACTCCATACATTGAAGGCGGTAATCTTATTAAGATGAATTGGTGGCGTCATTACCCTGACGATCTAAAGCCAGAAAAGTTTACGTCGCTAATCATTGCAGCCGACACAGCATTTAAGAAAAGTGATAACTCTGATTACTCTGTAATGATTGTTGCTGGTCTTGATGCAACTGGTGACATTTATCTTGTTGACTTAATTAGGGATAGATACGAGTTTCCAGAACTAAAACGTCGAATGATCCAGCTTAACAATCAATGGCGTGGCCGTGGCTTGCGTGGTATTTATATTGAAGACAAAGCATCAGGACAAAGTTTAATTCAAGAGCTTCAAAGAGAGAGCGGTGTTTCTGTAATTCCGTACAAGATAAACACTGATAAAGTCGCAAGACTAAATGCTGTGCTTCCTCTGATTGAAGGAGGTAGAGTTTTAATACCTGAGAGTGCATCATGGATAGATCAGTTTCACGAAGAGTGTCAAAGCTTTCCATCTGGTACATTTGACGATCAAGTAGACGCTCTTGCTATAGCGTTAGATGTGCTTGCTCGTACGCCAGCAGGGGGTGACTATTACAGACCGCCGACCTTTGATCGACACAAGGAAACGTTTTGGGATATGAAGTCTGAATTAAACCAAGGATCTACTTGGTCAGGTTGGGGTGAATAGGGACGACTAACTTATAGAATGTGTCCTAAATGGATTTATGTCAGTAGTTACTACGAATTACCGCACTGAGTTTGCCACAGAAGGCGATGGAATTGTTGTAGACTTGTCGGAACACGCGAACAAGTTTATGCAGTATGAAGACATCGCGTCTGATCTAACTCAAGCGCAAGAGAGCCGACTTGTCGATTATGTCAAGTCAGCAATGTTAATGTCTTACGATAAGATCTCACGTCGCCATGAGCATTGGAAACAAGCGGATCGCGCACATGATGTCTATGTAAGGCCAGATACAACAGCATTTAGAGAGAAGGCAGTTATAGCCGACACTCGCGCAATCAGTGACACAGTGCTTACTTATCTTATGGCTGCACTTACTGGTCGAAACCCAATGTTTCAACTTGAGGGTCTAAATAGAGAAAGCCGCAAGTCGTCACAGATTATAGAACGTTTACTTCATCAACAAATGCGCAGAACCGCAGGGGAAGCTAGAATAGCGCAACACCTTCTTGACGCAATTAGGTATGGTTATGCCCCTACTAAGATCACTTGGAATAGCGAGGCGAGAACCAATGAAATCCAAAACTACGATCCGCGCCGCGTTTTCCACGACCCCCGTGTCCAGTGGGGCGATTGGGAGCGGATGCAATATATTATATTTTCCGACTACTGTTCCTACGACGCGCTTCGGCAGACAGGCTTATACCCCAAGCTCGAACAGTTCCCTGCTTTGCGAAATCGTATCACTCCCCCATCAGGTGGATGGGAAGGTCACCAATGGTCAAAAGAAGCTGGAAGAGGATTGTCAATCGACCCCTCTGAGCGAAATAGAAGAGAAAGTGGCGGCACTTATTTCACTCTTGGAGACAGCCGAGTAGTAGACGAAGTATGGGTACGGCTTTCTGGATATGAGGTTAACTTACCACAGATAGATCAGCTATGGATGCTATGCACCGTACTGGATGAAAACGTAATCATACGTTGTCAGCTTAATCCATACGGACGTCAGTTCCCTGTAGCGATAGGCGGCTTATATCAAGACGCTCACAAAACTTACGGTCAGTCACTATACGACTTACTTCTACCGTTACATGACATTGCAACTTGGCTACTTCGTTCACGCATCGACAACGTACAGGCTGCATTATCGAACCTTATCTTCGTTGATCCAACGCAAGTTGCAATACAGGATTTAATTGACCGCAATCCACACGGCCTAGTCCGTACATTGCCTGGTAATGAGCCAGGAAAGGGAGTGTTTATTGCACAAGTCCCTGACGTTACCAAGGGACATTGGAATGACATCGAAGCCATGAGCGCGTTGAAACAACGTGTAAGTGCTGCATCTGACGCTCAGCAAGGTGTCCCAACGGCAGAAGGTGGCGTTAGGACGGCAACGGAAATCCAGCGCCTTACCCAGCTAGGCAGTCAGCGTCTTGGCGTTCTTGCTAGAGTTATATCTGCAACCTCTGTTCGACCAATGGTACGAATGATGGTATCTAATATCCAAGACTTCTTTGGCAGTAAGGGTGCTATTCGTATTGGTGAAAGCGACAACGCTGGCGCACTCCGCAATATGGTTGACGATGGCTACATTGATTTCGACATATCCGACATACAGGGTGAGATAGATTACTTAGTAACAGATGGAACGTTGCCATTAGAACCCACACGTAATGCTGAGACGTGGATGAACATGCTTCAGATTATGAACAATACGGGGTTAAATATGGAGTACAGTCAAGGCAAGATTGCAGAGGAAGCCATCAGAGCAATGGGTGTATCTGACTTAGATCAATTTAAGATTAGCGAAGAACAACGTGCGGAAGGATTAACACCATCACAACAAATGGCCATGATGGAAAAAGCTAGAGGCGCAAGCGTCAAGCCACAAGGCCAGATAGATAACGAAGTCCAAAAGGGCAACTTAATACCCATGAGGAAATCAAATGCCAGCTAAAGCAAAGCCTAAGAGTAAAAGCAAAAAGGCAAGTATGCCATGCAATAAGCCCAAACGTGAAGTTAAGGGCAAGAAGAAGTTTGTTGTAAAAGCATGCGCTAACGGTAAGGAAAAAATAATTCGTTTCGGGGATGCTAATATGAGCATCAAAAAAGGTACGCCATCCCGTAAGAAATCTTACTGTGCTAGATCGGGTGGCATCAAAGGAAAGAGCAACAAGTTATCAGCTAACTACTGGTCAAGAAGAGCGTGGGACTGCTAATGGGCGATCTTAAAGTACCTTTAGCTCTCGTTCTCGCAATGGCTGTTCAGCTAGTGGGTGGTGTTTGGTGGATAAGCGAACAAGCCCACAAGATCGGACACCTTGAAGACCAGATAGCCAAGCTCAACCAAGACGTTGATACGCTTTGGAATGACACCGCAGATTTAATAACCTTTGCTACTTATACCGAAAATAAATGGGCAGAGGCATACAGCAACGACATGACGTACCAACGTCTGTTTGGAAATAAACCACCACCAGAGGAGAAGTAAAATGCCAAGAGTTGGAAACAAAACATACCCGTACACTAAAGCTGGCAAAGCAGCCGCGAAAAAAGCAGCAGCTAAAAAGAATATGCCTGTCAAAAAAGCAAAGAAGAAGAAGTCTTACTGATGGCTAAGACATCTAAAGAAGTCAAAAAGATAGGCGCAAAAACCCAAACAGGGAATATGCAGCATAAAGACTGCCCCTGCACACAAGGAAAGTAATATGCCCAAGAAGAAAGCTGCCAAAAAGAAAACAGCGAAGAAAGACGCTTGTTACCACAAAGTTAAAGCCCGTTACACTAGAAATGGTGGAACGTGGCCTTCAGCTTATGGGTCAGGGGCCTTAACACGTTGTAGGAAGGTTGGCGCTAAAAATTGGGGTAATAAAAGCAAAGGAAAGAAAAAATGAAACGGATGACACCAGCGCAAAAGAAACTTGCAGGGCAGTACGGCAACAAAAACAAAATCACTCGTGGTGATGTTATTGCAGCCGCTAAAAAGAAGAAAGCAAAAAAGAAAAAATGAGTGGATTGCGTGAGTGGTTTTCTAAAAACAACGGCAAGGGCTGGATCGACTGCAAAACTGGAAAGCCTTGTGGACGAAAGAGTAGGACAAAAAGCAAACGTCCTTATCCAGCTTGCCGACCCACAAAGGCGCAATGCAACAGTGCTGCTAAGAAAAAGACAAGTGCCAAACGGGTGTCTTGGAAAAAGGGAAAGAAGAAATGACTTTAACTAACTCAAAAAACTTGGCCAGCGCCATCGACCCGAAAGTGCGTGATTACCTTGACGCAAAGCTACGTGAAGAATTTTTGCCAATTAGGGACGACTTAGAGCAACTTTCTGCTGCAATATCGGCAGTAAGGGAAGCAGATCAACAACGCTGCGATACTTTAAGTGCAAGAGTAACTACAGTGCATGAGATAATTAAGCTTTCCAAAGGTCGGGTAGAACGGATTGCCCAATTATTAGGAGATGAAGAGTAATGGCTTTAACTAAAGTACCTTCCGAGCAGCTACAGTTTCGCTCTGCGAATACTGGAACACATCTGCTAGATACATACTTGGAAGACGCTGAAATTGCTGGGCAGCGCCTAGATCAACTTATGGCCAAACTATTTAACTCTACTACGGGTGAGATTGACGCATTTCAGTTTACATACTCTAACGACAGCAACGGACAGACAATTAAGCTGTCTATTGGTGGCGGTACTGCAAACGAAATTGCATCTTTTACCCAACTATTTACAGATATAGCCACAGCAAAAGCAAACGCTCTTGCTGAAATGGAAGTTAAGCGTGTTGCGGCTGCTGCATCAGAAGACAACGCAGCAACATCTGCAACAAACGCTGCAACGTCAGAGCAAAACGCTCTTTCTAGTGAGCAACAAGCCGCAGCATCCGCGACACAAGCTGGTACATTTGCTGCTCAAGCATTTCAAACAACGCCTACTGTGATTGCTGAAGGCATTTTACTTGCGCAGTTACACGGTAGTTTATTCGATGGGAGTACATTAAGTGCCTAATATAAGCGTAGCAGATCAACAGGCGTTAGCAACAGAGCTTGGTACACGTCTTAACGGGTTAACAAGTAACACACCAAACGCTGATTTGGTTTACTTGGCCAGAATGATAGAAATTTTTAACGGTAACGCGAACCTTAGTTCCGTTAGTGCCGAAGGTACAACACAGATTAACGCTGTTGTTGCCCAAGGTAATACTGAAGTCAGCGAGCTTCAGACAGAAGGTTCAGCCCAAATCGCTGCTGTCCAAGCAGCTAGTGCAACAGAGCAAGCGGCTCTCGGTGGACTTCAGACAAGCATCACATCGGCCTTAAACGCCTTTCAGATGTCTCCGTCCAAAGTCTTTTTCCTATCACAAAGTTAAGAGGATATTATGGCAAACGGATTATTAGGAAAGAAATTAGTCGGAAGCCGCGACACAGAAGTTGTATATACTGTACCTTCTGCAAAAGTGGCTACTTATAACGTAAACGTCTTAAACGATGGCGCAGTAGCAGCCAACGTAAATCTGTATATTTCAAACAAGACATATCAGACAGGTGACTTCGTAAATTACGATGCAACACCGTCAAATGCGTCAGTGGTTTATACAGCAGCAGATACATCGAATACTCTGGATTTGATTGGGACTGTTTCTAACAGTCTTGTTACAGATATGAAGACAACGCCAGTAGAGCCAGCTACGGCAAACACTGCGTCTGATCCAATTGTTGCAAAAGAAATTTTTACTTATAACACCCTTACAAACGTAGGTGGCACAGACTACCATTACTTTGTGCAAAACAGTAACCGTAAAGGTAATCCTATCTGGTTTCATAATGGGTCAGATATGTACCTTCGATCACCAGACGACGGTTCTGTATATACCCACGCTAACTATGTTTCTGATAGTGGGACAGCAACAACGTCTGCTACCAGCTACGGTATGACAGCAAACGATAACATTCTTTGGGCTACCAACCAAGATGGCCCATTTGCAATGGCATACGTTCAAGGTGTCCCAGGAAGCTCTGGTTCTGTTATAAACACAATCGCAGATTGGCGAGCAAATGCAGCCGCCTACAACACTGCGTTTACTTGGGGCTTGGGTGCAATTACAAAGATTGCTGGTGTTAAGACAAACGAGGAAAGATTTATAGTTGGAACGTCAACAGGCTTTAACTATATATCTAACGACGATACCCCAGAAGCACAGGCTGAGTTTACATCTAACTCTATGTCGCCTCCAACTGGTGTAAGCGGTCACATGATTGGTGCAGCCGCGATAGCGTCAGACGCAACAGACGGTAAACTTTACATTGCTTACTCAGGCGGCAAGATAGCATACGCAGACTACACAACAGCTTCACCATTCCCAACAACGGGCTACACAGTGTTTGACTTCCCGACAGGTGTTACAAACTCTATGGTTGTAGATGTTCGATCTGAAGGCACAAACCTTGTACTCGTAGTATCTGGTGGTCAGAAGTATAGTTCGTCTGACCTTGGGGTAACATGGACACAATCTAAACACTACGCTAAGTTTCCAGTAGGCATGAACGTTGCATCAATTGGTGGTTCTAATAAATTCCATGAAGCTACATTTAACACGGCGGTGGCAGAGTTAACTTTTGTTCGAGGTAGAACCTATCGTATTTACCAAATACTAACTGGTAACAACGGACATCCACTAAACTTCTCAACTACTGCCGACGGTACACATGGCGGTGGTACGGCTTACACAGACGGTATGACTTGGCAAATGGGTAACCCATCATCTACAAGTGACTATACATCAGTTACAACAACGGTAGCAGATTGGAACAGCAACCACGCAACTTATAACGGTGAAGCAAGAGTGATAGAATGGACAGTACCATCAAACGCACCAGACACACTCTACACCTACTGCCATTCACACTCAGGCATGGGTCAAGCTGTATCAATCGTTGACGAACCAACAACTGATCCACATGACGATCAGACTTGCTTGGCAACAACAACCGTTTGGACTGAAACTAACGGTGACGCAAATCGTAAGTACGATCTTTTCTTTAACGGCGAAGATTACATGCGCGAAAAACGTTTTTTTGAATTGCCTCAACAAGACAAGTTTGACAAGGCACAGATAGCTTCAAATGAAATTTTAGAGCGTACAGGCATCATGGCATCTGCTGGTGAGCAGCTTGTAGTGACCACAGATCAAGATAACATTATCGTGCGAGTGTACGGCATAGAGGAATAAAACATGGCTAAGAAAAGACGTTCATACCAGATAAACAGCGGTGATTATAACGTAGCTGGTGGTGGTGGTGGTGCAGCAAGCGCCAACGCTAGGTACACGCGGAAAGAGTACAGAAAAACAAATGGCGGTGTTGAATATACTCCTGGGACTAAAACAGTTGCTAGCCCTATTAAGATAAACCTTGAAGCTGGCTTACAAGTTACATCAGCTAATCAAGGAGATAGTACTGTTTATTTTGAACACGCCTTTGAAGCTCCTACTCCTACAATTATACAAGTAACTGATGCTAGCGAATTACCAAATGGATACGGCACTACATTACCGCAAGGTCTTCAAGTAAACCTTCAAAACGATAGCGGTGATGGAACTATTGGTTACGTTCAGTTTCAGACAAACACAATTAACAGCGGCGCAACGGCTGGTATATATAGGTGGCGTTATGTTGTAGATCAGGGTGGTTGGACAAACGACTATATAGACTACGAGGTAGATGTTTGGCCTACTGGTACAACGCCAGCTTGGGCTAACACTAACCTTACTGAAAGTAGAGTTATTAGAAATACAACGGCAAAACAGTACATAACTTTAGCGCCTACTGCTGCACAGGCCGTTGGGTATTCTATTGCAAATATATCTGGCGCACCAACTGGCTACGAATTAAAAGTTGAAACTGCTGGTGCAAACGCTGGACGAGCTTATTTTGAAAACACACCAAATACAGAACACGCAACTGCTACCTTAAGTTTCGATATAGAGGTAGATTTAGGTCAATATGGGACTTATACACAAAGCTTTTCTGGCAGTGTTGGTTACGGCGACCCTTATGGTTCTAGGTATTGGGGGCCAGTTAACGCATACCGAAACTACTCAGGTGGCGACTATAGAAGTGCTAGTGACCCTACTCAAGTAGATGGAAGTTACTGGCATAATCAAAACATTAACCAAGGTGCGCTAAATTATATTACAAACACAGGGCGTAGCTCAACGCCATATACTTCCACCTACAACGGGGTTGTCAATTATACTAGCGCTGATAACCTTCCTACAGGCAGTGCAAATGTAACGACAACTAATATGGCAACCAACTATAAAAACAACTTTATGAGTAATGATGGAGTGCAGCAAATATATAGGTGGACTGTACCTAATGGCGTAACTAAGTTTAGTGTTGTTGCTATTGGCGCTGGGTGTGGTGGAACATATCAGTGGTCAGGAAACGGTGGCGGTGCTGGCGGTTTAGCTTACTGTAACGAGGTTACTTGTACTCCTGGGGAAACTTTTACTATTTCTATTGGCGTTGCAAGACAGCGAACGCCAAGCCAATCATCATATAGTGCTGGTGATAGTTTTGTTCTAAGAGACAGTAATAACGAATATATTGTTATTGGATGGGGCGGCGGTCACTACTCTAGTAGAACCAATAACTACGGATGGATTGGTAGTAGTAGATCAAACAGTAACAGCACTCCAAGTAACGCGAATAAACCAAACGGTGGTTCTTCAGCTTTGACCCACTCTGCTCAAGCTCAGTTTAACAACCAAGGCGACAGTGGATCAGCTTCAGCATCTACTGGTTACGGAACATCTGGTGCATACTACGGTGGATCATCAAGCAGTTATGGCTATGGCGGTGGGGCTGCTGGCTATCGTGGTACTGGTGGTAACGGCAGTGACGGTAGCGGTAATAGCAATTCTGGTGCTTCTAGAAACGGGCGTAACTATTCATCTACTTGGGGTGGCTCTGGCGGCGGTGGTACTGGCGCAGATGGAAATGGTCGTGGTGTGTCAGACTTCGGTTATGCTTACGGCACAGCCGACCCACAAAGTGATACCAACAGCTACTCTAGTGTAGGCTCTCACGGCTACCGTTATGGCGGTGGTGGTGGATGCGGCGGTACACGCGGCGATTGGGGTGAAAATCCGTACACAGGCCGAGGACACTTTGAAAACACTAGCTACGCTGCTTCGGGCGGCTGTCATGGCGGTGGCGGTGGTGGATCAGGTTCTAATGGATCACCAGGAGGTGGTCGAGGTGGCCCAGGATGTGTACGCATTATTTGGGGTGCAGTGAATGGTACGCAACGTCAGTTCCCGAACACTTACACCACAGAACGTGTTGAAATTAATAATCAATCGTAGGAGGCTAATATGGCTCTTGAGGATATAATTCGCGCAACAAGAGATGAAAAGTTAAAAGCCTCTGACGTAGAGGTTATAAGGATGCTGGAAACAGCAACTTCATGGTCAGACTTTAATTCAAAAAGGTCAGCTTTAGTAACGTACCGTCAAGCGTTGCGAGACTTGCCTACCAATTTCACCGAAGACATGGATGCAGAAACAATGCCAGACATGCCTTTATCACCTTCACAACAATCCGCATTGGATGCAGCAGAGGAATAAACTTAAAAATGAAAGTAATTAGTTACACTGACCCTAACGGAAAAAAAGGTTACGCAAACGTTGAAAATTTTGTTTGCACAATGACAGACAGAACACCCATGCCACCCGACGCACCGAAAACTCAACCTGAGTGGATAACAAAGATAATGTTAAATCCAGCAGGTGGATATACGCTAGCATTGGAAGATGTTGATACAATCAACGATAAAATCCAAAAAGCGTTGGGGGTTGATTGGAGCAATGTTTGATCCTGTAATAAACTCTTTTGGAGTACCTATTCTTGCAGAAGAAATAGAAAACGGGGAAGAGATTGCTGATAAGTTTTCTAGTCTTTCCAGAGAGCTTCGTGATGCTGACGATCATGGCGGTTTAGTTTCAGAAGCTTGGTCAAGATCGAAGTTAGCAAAAGATAAAAGTGAATACGAAAAGTATGGGTACACTTCTTTTGCGAAACAAAACTTAGTATCTGACGAACGTTTTAATTTTATGCACGACGCTGCTGTAAAGCAGATTGGCAAATATTTAAATATGTTTGCTCGCAACCCTGTTACTTTCGACATAGGTAATTCTTGGTGTACTATTTATGGTCGTGGGCATTATGTTCCCGAACACATCCATCCAAACGCAAATCTCAGTTGTGTTTTTTATGGTGATGCAAGTGAAGGTACTGGCGAAATAATTTTTAAAAACCCAATGTACCCTTTGTTTGCTATGAACCACGAAGCTGGGTTTGGTTTGTATTCTGAAAGTGTATACGTTGGCCCGTGTAAAGGAATGATGATTGTATTTCCTTCTTTTGTTCCTCATTACACTAACGCCCATGAAGACGATAAAGAGCGCATTATTTTTTCATGCAATGCCCGTTTAAAGACTGAAGTAAGTTACATGGAAAGATTTAGCGAGGATGGTAAAGGTGCTGACCATAGGGACGACACTTTAATCGAATACAAAGATATTGCTTAAAAGGAGATTTAGTCGTGGCAAAAAAGAATGAAGGAAAGACCAAAGCTTTCAAGACAATACACGCTGGAAAGCCTATTAAGAAAAGCAAACCAAAAGGATTAGTAACTAAAAAATCTAAATGACAACTGAAGCTGAAATTAAACATTTAAAATCACTAGCCAGCAGCAAAGGCTGGGCAGAAATTAACAAAGTTATGGAGAGTGAGATATTACAACTTGCTCTTTTAATGGCTCGTAAGCCTGACATGACGCAGCAGCAAATGGACTTCCAACGCGGTGCGATATGGGCAGCAGAGCAACTATTAAACTTACCGTCAAAGTTAATTGTGAAGCTAGAAGGTGATCTAACCCTAGAAAACACGATGCGCCAAGGCCCATCAGATGAAGGAGATTAAAAAATGGCAGAAGACCCTATGCTTGAACGCATTGTTGCGAAACAGTTGGGCGACCAACCAGCAGCAGCAGCACAAGCCGCACCAAAGAAAAAACCCGAACCTAGCAAAGAACCAACGGTACAAGAGCAAGCTGCAAAGGAAGCTTCACCAAAAACCGAAGGCGATAAGCAGCAAGAAGAAGCTATTATGTATTCCGTTAAGATGGGCGATCAAACACGTCAGCTTACGCCAGCACAAATAGCTGGAACTTTTGAGCGCTACAAAGACCTTAACTATAAAAACCAAGTGATGTCTCCCATCAATAAATTGGTTGAAGGTTTAATGAACCCTTCTAACGGTAAGAAGTATTCACCCGAACAGGTAGCTAAGTTTTTAGAAGCTGGTGCAAAAGCTATGACCAAGAATACTCAAATGGGTCGTGAGCGACGTGACCCAGAAGCTGGCGTTGCATCAGGAAGACCGCCATCGCAGCCATCTTCTATGCAGCGTAACATGCAAGATGAATTTGCTAAGTATGAAGATGAAAACGCAATTACCTTACCCCCAGGATATAGAGAAGCAGCAGAGCGCATGAATAGAATGGAGCAACAAATCCAAGCGCAAACTGTAGCTATGCAGAGCATGATGCAAGGCGCACAAGGCGCTGCTGAAATGGGTCAAAGGGCAGCAAGCAATGCTCAAACAGACAGAGCAGCTTCTATACGCCAGACAATTGCAAACAACCTTAATGCTGCACAACAGGCAAATGGGTTAGCGGATAACGATGCAAAAGCATTTATGGCTTATGCTGGCGAACGCGGTTATACGGCAGAAGACTTTGCTGATAAAGGTTTGACTGAAAAAGTTGTTGCTGATTTTAAAAACAATCGCAACAGCCCAGAGTTTGACCGTTTGCAAGAAATGGCTAAGCGTAGACAATCATATCTAAGGTCAAACTCACCATCAGGTGGTGGAGCTAATGCTCCTAAATCCACTCGTAAGTCAGCTTCTGAAGCACAGTTTGACAGGCTAGCAGATAAAGCAATGAAAAACAGAATAGGTTAAAAACAGGGACGACAGTTTTTTTCCTATATGTATTACTCTAAGTAACCGAGGCGCTACGGCTCCATTAATCGGGTACTGGAAGGCTGTGTTTTTTGGCGTGATTGATCCGAAAAAAACGTAAGTGACCAAAAATATAAATTTTGTAACCTATAGACAGGAGAATTAGTCATGGCGGCTATTCAAGGCTTACGGGGTACAGGTCAGTTTACTAACGACTTTCGCCCTAAGAACTATCGGGAGATGTTCACTCTGTTGGAACCTAACGGGTCGGCTCCCCTTAACGCATTGTTATCAATGACTTCTTCGGAAGGAACTGATGATCCAGAGTACAAAAACTTCAGAGACGAATTACCAGATCGGAAGTTGTCAGTAAATGGTGCTGTTGCATCTGCAAGCACAACGGCAATTACCGTTGATGCTGGTAACGACAACCTATTTGCGGTAGCTGGCACAATTATTGTGAACAGTGAAACAGGTGAGGTTATGCGTTGTACTGCTGACAGTACAGCAACAGGTCTTACCGTTGAGCGTAACATTGGCGGCACATCGCATACTATTGCGGATGGCGCTATGTTGTTCATCGCAGGGTCAGCATACGAAGAAGGCGCGTCAAGTCCAACTGGCGTCAGCTTTGATGCTAGCGTTGCTACGAACTTCACGCAAATCTTCCGTACCAGCTTTCAAGTCACAGAAACTTTGAACGCCACAAATTTAAGAACTGGCGACAAAGAAGACGAGATGGCTACCAAAGCACTGAAGATGCACATGTCAGACATCGAAAGAGCGATGTTCTTTGGCAAGAAGCATGAAAGCAACGGCAGCACTTCGCAGCCAAGACGCTTTACTGGCGGTCTAACGACAACACTATCTAACGTTATCGACAGATCAACAGCTTCAAACGCTATGTCAGAAGATCAGTTTGATCGTTTCTTGATTGAAGACATCTTTGCATTTGGATCAAAACAGAAGCTTGCTTTCTGTGGCGCTAAAATTGCTGGACACCTTCAGAAGATCGGTAAAAACCGTTGGTCACCGACACAAATCGACGACAGTTATGGCATTAATTTTACTCAGTATTCTACGTTCGCTGGAGATTTAATGGTTCATCTGCATCCGCAGTTCCGTCAAGTCCCAGGAATGGACAATGCCATGATTATCCTAGACTTCCCTTACTTAAAGTATCGCTTCCTAGATGGTCGTGACACTCAGTTGTTAAGGGATCGTCAAGCACCAGACCTTGATGCTAAGAAGCATGAATATTTAACTGAGTGTGGCCTAGAGCTTACTCAGGATAAAGTTCATACTTTCATCAAGAACTGGACAAACTTGACCTAATGAGTGGGTCAAAAAAATGAAACGAAAGGGGGCGCTTTTTGCGCCCTCTTTTTTTTAGGAGAAGGACTATGCACATGAAATGTTGGCACTGCGCAACACCGTTAATTTGGGGTGGAGATCACGACATTGATGAAGAAGAAGACTGTTATTCAATGGTAACAAATCTTAGCTGCCCAGAATGTAACGCTCACGTTTATGTTTACACACTTAAAGATCAGATGCAGCCAAGGGTAGGGACGACTACTTAGAAAATTCAGACCATAAATAATTATGACCCAATAAAGGAGTGTAATTATTATGGCTGCAAAACGAGCAAGAAATTCAAAAGGTCATTACCTAAAGGATGATCCATCTACACCTGACGTTAATGAAGCGTATGAACAAGAACCATCAAAGAAAGCAAAACAGGCAAAAGCTAAAAAGACTGATGCCCCAGAATTTTCATGGTTTGTGAGCGCAGACCCAGAGAACGCAGCTTATGATGTGCGTATCGGAGATGATGTTCGAGTTAGAGGTATCTGGGATGCTGATAGGCAATACGTTACTTGGAAAGTTCCATCCCGATTATTTGAAGCAATGAAGATGCACCATCATGTTTGGTCAGGTCGGATTATACCAGTTGAGGATGACTAATGGCAGAGTATTCCGTACAAAAACCTTTTGCTGCTGGAAGAAACTCTCACTCACCATTAGAGAGCTTAGTACGCAGCGCACTTGTTAGATCAGGTAACTTTTCACCAGCAAGGGTAGATGGCGAAGTTATGATGCTAATGATTGAGCTTGCTAACAGGGTTATTGAAGACATACGCCGCCACCCATATTGGGAAGGCGGCGACATTGATTATTATATAGACCAAACACAAACTCGCGCTGTGCCTGATATTATTATGATTGATGGGCTGACAGCACACTACATGATCCAGCAAGCTAGTGAGAAAGCAGTGCTGGCAATGCGTCTGTATCAATCAAATATGTCTGACATTCTTTACGAAAGAAAATATGGCAACCAAAAACTTTGCGTAGATATTACAGACGGTGGCAGCAACAAGTCTTACAAGTCGTCAAAAGATGAAAAGACAACTACAACCAGCGCTGCAACAGGCACAACCACTACAAATGGAAACACAACTACAATTACAACGACAACATCAGGGAACGTAACTACGGTTTCGTCTAGTGGCTACTAATGTCTAGGCTTTCTTATGCTCCAATAGCTGTCAAATCAAACGAGAATACCTACTACGGTTTTAGGGGTATTGACCGTTCGCATGACATCACTGCTATGGAGACAAAAGAAAACCAGCACTTTTGGAATTTGGAAAACTGTAGCGTTGATTACCGTGGGCAACTATCACGCGATCCAGCTAGCTATTTATATGTCGGAGCTTCTCGCTTTCCAATTACAGCATTACGTTTTTGGAGTAGAGAAAATTTAGTCTTTGCAGAAGAAGATAGTGCTAGAGTTAATTTAGTTTCTGATACTGGCGTAAGATTAAACGATGCTTACGAAAAAGGCTCAGTCATACACATGACAAACTTTAAAGGTCGTGTAAGAATTTTTAGTGCTGACAATCCTATTAAAGACTTTAACGGTACAAACTTTGGGGTTTCAACAGCTAATGCAAGACCATCATTTGGCGTTGCTATTCAAAGACGATTAGCTATTGCTGGATTTAAAAATGAGCCAAATGTAATTAAGTTTAGCAGGGTTGATGATCCTAACATTTTTACTGATGAAGAAAGCGACACCTCAACAGCCAAAGCTTTCTTTATAGACATTAGCGATCTTATTGGTACGGCCGATGTCATTACGGGTCTTGGTACATTTGAAGCAAACCGTTTGGCTGTGTTTACTAATGACCAGACGCTTGTTTACATTTTAGACCCAGACTACACTCAATGGTCATTGGACAGCCGTGCTAATCTTCGCATTGGCTGTATAGCACACGGTACAATTGCTAACGCTGGTTCTGACCTTTTGTTCTGCTCACGTCGGGGTATTCACTCTATTATGCGTTCAGAGCAAAATGGTGTGACTATTGCGGAAGCGTCTTTGTCTGAAGAGATAGAGCCGCTTTATCAGGAACTTGTCAAAACAACGCCAGATCAATCTGCAATTAAAGCAGTTTACGACAGTGACACCCAAACGTATCACGTATTTTTTCCACGCAAAGGTAATCAGTTAACCAAGCGTCTTTCTATGAATTTCAGACAAGGTTATGAAGCTGTTAATTTTCAGCTAGGAGATACACTTTTCCCTAGATGCGGCGACTTTCTTGGTGGCCGTTTAATGATGGGAACAAGTGATGGCGTTTATGAAACGCTTGATAGGTCTTTCAATATAGAAACAGGGACTGCTGATTTGCGGCGCTCCCAAATGGTGGCCGAAACACCAGTGCTATGGTTGGGAGACTTTATGGCAACAAAGCGTTGCCACACATTTATAGTTCAAGCTTCTGGTAAAGGTCGATTTTTTGTTGATGCGTTTGATGAAAACGGAACAGACATGGCTTCGCTAGAAGTAAACTTAGACAGGCTTGAAGGTGACAAGCTTTGGGGCGATCAGCCTCTAAAAGCAGACTACACCTTTCCGTTTAACCACGTTTTTCGGGGAGTGATGCTCCGATTTAGAACTGAGGAAACAGATCAAGAGAGCAACATCACGATTATCTCTTTTGCATTTCTAACTCATAAGGACAAATAAAATGGCACGGCTAAAAGTATTATACCCAGGAAATCATACCAGCAGCGGAAACATTGGCGCTGACATCGAAAACATAGTTCGATACATAAACGCATCAGAGCTAGGCGATAACACAATTTCCGAATTGTTGTTAAAATTGTTTAATTCATCAGGCACAGTTACTGGCGTTGTAGAACTTCGTAACGATAGCTCTTTGGGTTTGCAATATCGAGTAGGTACATACACTGACGCTAACGAGGGTTGGCAAACTTTATCAACAGCTACTGAAATAAGAGGTGCATCAGGTAGTGACGTTGGAACAATCGGCGCTCCTATTTTTAACGGTAGAGAAGATTTTACTGCTACGGCTGCGCAAACAGAATTTTCCTATGCTCACGATAGCTCTGACGCAATATTAGTTTATATTAACGGAGCGCTTCAAGCATCTACTGCAATAACAAATAGTAGCACAGCAAACACAGTAACACTAAGTAGCGGTGCAAGTGCTGGCGACATTGTTACTATTTTTAAAGTACAAGGCGCTAACGCTTCTGGGTTTGCAAGAACAGAAGTTACAGCTAACGCAAACCAAGCGGTGTTTCCATACGTTCATACAGCAGATCAGTCTATTATGATTTATAGAAACGGTGTGTTGCAGCGTGAAGGATCATCGAACGACTATACAACTAGCCCAGCGCAATCGACAGTTACGTTTACACAATCATTGTCTCTTGGAGACTTAATTACATTTTTGCGTGTTGAAGACACAACACAGGTTAAAGTTAGTGGGTTAATGACAGAAGACACCTATACGTCTGGCGGTCTTATTCCTTTCGGCAAACTATCAATAGCTAACGATGAAATACCACAGCAAAAAATTAACAACCTCACAGCGTTAACTCAAAACAGAGGACGTGTGTACGTTAGTGCAACTGCTCCTTCTTCACCAAATGCTGGCGACCTTTGGGTTGATACTGCATCTTCGCCTAACGTACTTAAGTTTTACAACGGTACAGGTTGGCTGCTCACATCACCCGACACAGGCATCCCAGCTTTTACTGTAAGTAACGCTCTGCAATTCTTGAGAGTTAACTCAACAGGCGGTGGTTTAGAGTTTTCTGACGTAGACCAAACTGCATTAGTTCCTAAAACATTTATGGGTGCAGCAAACGGTGTTGCTCAATTAAACCAAGATGCTCAAATACCAGTTGCGCAGCTACCAAATATTTTTGCTACAAGGTCTTTTTATAGTTTTACTACAGGCTCAATAAGCAACGGGCCAATAGTTATTACTCGCGGATTTAAACAAACTATTAGGCTTGATGCTATTGCTGCCAAAACATCTTCGGGTACTTGCAACATTCAGCTTAAAGTTAACGGCATTACTTTGTCTGCAAGTAACTTGGTGTCTGTATCAAGTACACTTACAGAACAAAACCTAAGTGCATCAGTACAAGTAGATGCAACGACAACGTCAAAAGAAATTGCTGTGGAAGTTTCGTCTTCTAACAGTGCAACAGATTTGGAAGTAACAATAGCGGCGGCGATCTTAAATGTCTAATTTAAAACGACAAGCCTTTGAGCTTAGCAAACTAGGTCGGAAAGGTGACAGTGAATTAGTACACGTCACCCCCGACGAATTGCGTTTCTTAAAAGAAATAGGGTCAGGAACAATTAACCCATCAACTGGTTTGTATGAATTTTACACTGAAAACAATCCCAACGAACAAACGTTTGGGGAAGCTTTTGCAGAAGCTAGAAAAGAACAAGGGGCTGGCGGTACGTTTAGCTACAAAGGGAAAAGCTATACTACAGACTACGCAGAAGAAACTAACAAAGGAAGCAGCAGCAGCTACAGCCCACAAGGTCGCGGAACGCTAACGGACGCTGAAAGAGAAGCAAACCGTAATAGTTCTTTTCTTGGACTTGACCGTGATGGCGATGGTTCAATGTGGACAACCACAGATAATGATGGTGTAACACGTAACTTTCTTGGACAAGAAATGAACATTGTTGAAGGCGTCAACGATGGCTACTTGGGTGGAGCATTAGACGTTGACGGTGACGGTAGTTTTTTAACTGCGAATAATCGAAATAGAAATGACAGACCTAACGACAGAAGCAGCAAAACAAATGACAGCACATGGGGCGAACGATTTGCTGGCAACTTAATGCCATCATCCAACAGCCCATTCCGATCTGTTCTTAACGTAGCTGGGTTAATGCTTGCACCTATTCCAACTTTAATGGGAGCAGCAGCTATGGCAACCGTTGACACAGACAACGACGGTAATCCGTTTAACAACATTGCTGATTTTTTTAACAATGACGACTTAACTGACGAGCAAAAAGCTGAAAACATGAAACGGCATCAAGAATTTGTGCAGTCAAACAAAGATAGAAGAAGTAAAAATAAAGAAGACAATCGCCATTTGTCAGAAGTAGAAGACCTAGTAACAGATGAAGAAGTCGCAGCTAGTGACAACGCTACAGCAGACACAGATTTATCTGACTTAAAGTTTACGATTAACGGCGACGGAACTTTACCATTTTCTGATTACGTTTACACACCAGATGGTAAAAAAGTAGACGTAACTTACGATGGCCAGCACAAACCTTTTAGATTGTATTTTGGTGATAAGTTTCAAAATGAGGCTTACGTTAACACAGAGAAAGCTAGAAACGCTATTATGCAAATGGTTGCTACCTTACCGTCTTCCATGCAAGACGAACTTAAAGGCGACATTTCTGTTAGAATGGGAGCAGACGGAAACATTAATTTATACGTTGGCGATAAGAAAAGTGGATTTGTTGAAGCAACTTACGGCGGCAACAACGAAGGCTACGACAATTTAATCTCTGACGTTAAGGCAATGGTGCAGTACACTAACGATACTGGTGATACACAAATCAATAGTGGCTACCTTGGTCGCTTGACATCACACAAAACATATTCCGAATATACTTCTGCATTACTGCAAGAAGAGCTTAACAACTTACGTTTGGAATTATTGACAGCAACAACTGCTAGACAAATAGAAATTGTTGAAAGAAAAATGGCTAACATTGAAACAGAACTTAGACGACGCAATGGCGAAGCTTTGGGTATTCAAGAAAGTGTAAGCGGTGTGACTGACCAAGTAGCTTCTACTGTTTCTAGTGTAAATAATGTGCAATACGCATAGGGACGACTGTGTTTAAAAAATGCAGTTAAAGTAAGAACAAGTACAGGAGATAGAACCAATGGCATTTTCCGATTACCTTTATGGCCCAAATACAGGCATGTCCATGGCTCAGCGAGCAAGTGGAATGGCTAAGAAAGTTGCAATCCAAGGACGTCGTGGTGACAACAGATTACTTCATGCTACGCCATTTACAAAAGAACTTTTAAAAGCAATTGGTGGTGCTGGTACTACTAACCCAAAAACAGGGTTGATAGAGTTTTACCCTAAGTTTGAAAAGATAAAAATGTAATGCTATCTGTATCGCAAAAGAAATATCAAGCTGCTGATCTGTTTCGTAATGATCCTTTTTACAGCGACAATAGCCCTAGCTGGATAGCGCGGAATGTTTTTCTGCCAATCGAGTACGGCAAGTCTATCTCTTTTATTAGGGATAATAAACTTCGCGGTTTGGTAACGTATGCTTTTCTTACTGAGAAAGAGTTAAAAGAAAATCGTATAGATGCAGTAAAAGTCTTTCAAAGAAACGAAGGTGGTCAATTACATTTTTGCCAATTTCTTTGCCGATCAGGTAGACAAGACGTTTTAGATTTTGTTCGTCATATTACTAAAACTTTATCTAAGAAATACCCAGAAGCAAAAACTGCAACAGCAATAAGAAAACACGCAAACGGGTCACAACGCCCATCAATATGGTTTAGAAAGGACGCGCTATGATCCCTATGTTCTCTATAGTTGAGCGTTATACACAAATTCTTAGAAAAACGGACGATGATAGCGGAGGAGGCGGCAGCAGCAGTAGTTCTAGCAGCAGTAGTTCTTCATCTAGCAATCAATCATTTGATGAAGCTTTTGCTGAAGCTCGCGCACAGCAAGGCGCTGGTGGTACATTTACTTATAATGGTGCGGAGTACACAACAAACTATGCTGGCGAAACTGGTGGCGGTGGCACTACATCAAGCGACAGTGGCGGTAGCAATACCGAAATGGATTACTTAGCAGCAAGTGGTGCAATGACTGCTAATTACGGTGGGTCTGGAACTAAATCAACATCATCAGCAGAGAAGATGGACTTTGGCGACGACGACTACACGCCTACCAGTTCTCAGCTATCTTCCCAAATGGCAGCGAACAACCAAAGCGATGCAAGGTCTGATACTTCTAACGTTAACTATGGTATGACATCTACAGGTCGTAACTATGCAATAGCCGCAGGGATAGACGGCGCTGGTGACGACATGTCGGGCGGCACACAATATGTTGGCGTTCCTGGTGGTGCAGAGGGTGCGATAGTAAGTGACTTAACAGGCGCAGAGCAAGGCGACGTTATACCAAACCAAAACTTTGGAAGTGGAAGTCAAGAAAATACTATGAACATAACGTCTGCTGACGATGCTCAATACTCAGATGGCGTACAAAGAATATTAGTAGAAGACTACGGCTGGACACTTGGGCCTGACGGTAAAGCAATTAATCCTCAGAACGTAAAAATTAACGAACGCAGTAGAGAACTCGTAAACGACCCCGTAGTAGTAAACCAGCAATACATTAACGATGGTTCGGATTACAGTGGAACGCCAAGCGGCGTAAGCGGCGACGATCCTTATGAAGAAACAGGCGGCGGTAATAACACCCAAGCTGTACCAGCAGGGGGTAGTGGTGTAGACACCTCGACAGCAGAAGGAGTAGCGGCTGCTAGTGGTACTCCAAGCGGAGTAAGTGGGGATGATCCTTACGACGAAACTGGTGGTGGCACTGCTTTTGGAGAGACACCAGTAGGTGACTTATCACAAGGCAATGAAACAGGTGGCTTTGGACAAGTATACATTAACGATGGTTCAGATTATATACCACCCGAAGGCGAAACTGGCGAAGGCGAAACTCCCGAAGACGAAGGCGAAGGCGAAACGCCAACTAATGACGATGCTTTATCTGCTCAACAACAAGCATATAATAATTTAAATGCGGCTCAAAAAGCAGACGTAGATGCTGGTAGGCTAGTTTGGAATGGCATAGCTTATGTCCCAGCAGACGACAATGATGATGGGCCTTCAACCACAGCAAACACAGGTTATGTTTTTGACGGCGAGACATTACTGTTTAACGGCGAGCTATTTACTGGCGAATACGAAGGCGTTACTTACGAAAACGGTGTGGCGGTAACCGCTGGTTTCAGTCAAGAGTTTGATGGTGTTACTTACACTAACGAAGAAGAATACAATCAAGCTATTGCTGACGCTATAGCAGAAGGTCGCTATGAGTACGACGAAAACGGCAACCTAGTTAAAGTTGGAGAAGATGTTTTTGAAGCAGGGGATACCATTACTTTTAATGGCGTTGATTACGTTATTGATGAAAACGGTCAAATAACCGTTATGAGTATTGACCCTGTCACGGGTGAAACAACAACAGAAATTTACACTGTTGCAGCAGATGGTACAATAACTTTAACTAGCACAACTATAGAAACAAAAATTGCAGAAAGCATGACAACTGAACAAAAAACTGCGTTGTTAAAAGCTATCTTTGGCGCAGACTTTGATGTTACACCATACTTAGAAATGGATGTTGATACTCTTAATGCTTTAATTGCGTCTATGCTAGACGACATAAAAGACGGCGGTGGTGCAGATGCTGGTGCTGATACTACTGCTAGCAACATTTCTCAAGATGGTTTAGTTGGTAGTTTGCAAGACCAAATTGACGCTCTCAAAGCAACAATTGCATCATTGACGGCAGAAGGTGAAGTAGATGATATGAGCTATCAGGACTTGTTAGCAAAAATTCAAGAAATGTTTAGCAATTACAACCAAGACGGTTATGATCCAGCAGCTTACCTTAATGCTTTTGGGTTTGCGATGATGCCAAATGCAGACGGAACACTTATATCAACTGGCTCAGACACAGGAATGTATTATCGTAAAGCTGTTAAAGACAGAGACACAGGTGAGATTAGATACATTAATGTGCCGATTAATGCGGCTGGCGTTGGTGTGGGTGGTAGCATTTCTCCCTTTAGAGCGGAACGGCGAACGGGGTTTGGGTCAGCGATTAACGTTTAGGGAACATAAGTTATGAGTGTTTTAGATGATTTAGGCGACCTAGTCACCGCAGGACTTGATAATATCAATCCTTTCATAAAAGTATACCAACTGATTGAAGGTTTCAATCAAGGTAATCAAGCTGAAAAAATTGCTAATATGAGCGAGGCGCAAATAGCGCAAGCCGTAGCAGCAGCTAACGAAGTACGCGATTACTATAAAGAAGGCGGCAAAGTAATGTCGTCTAACATGCAAGCTTTGTTAGATGCTTACGGCAACTACGGTCAGATTACACCAGAGAACTTGCAGTCATTTTTAAAATTTGTAGGTGACGCTAGAGTAGAAGAAGAAGCATCAGACAAAGCTGATTATGATGCAAAACTTAGCGATTTATCTTCTTCAGTAGATCAAAGAACTAAAGAAGACCAAGCTCTAATGGCCGACACAGAAGGTACATTTAGAGATTTTGCAGATTACATTTTAAGTACAGCAGATAGTTTGTACCGCGAACGTGATGCAGAAGCAGCAGCTAACGCTCCGTCAACTTTTGATATGGCTAAGCAATTCGACAAAATTGCAGCACGTTTTACTAACATTAGAATGAACAACGCTAGAAGAGCTATTGATATAGCTGCTGGTAATGCTCTTGCATCTATTCCAGAAGGCTTTGAAAACTCAACAATCAGCATTGAAACAGAAAAAGCAATGGCTGATTTTGCTACAGAAAAAATGAACCAAGCTATTCTTGACGGTGTTAACGACGCTAAAAATTACATTGGCGCAAACCAAACAATGGTTAGCAATGAACAGAACATGACAAACACTGAACGCAAAATGGACGCTGATTTAACAACAAGCGGATTAAATTATGCAACAGGTGAGCTAGGTAACCAAATGGCTGCTGGTGCTTACGGACAAGATTATGTGAAGAATTATCTAAATATGCGCGGTATTAATCTTGATTACCAAAACATATTAGAAAACTCACCATTTACTTGGTTAAAAAATCTTGATGCTATGACAACTGGTGAAGCGCTTGAAGATTACACAACAGCAACGTCCTTAATGGGTACACAGGCTGATTTAGCAACAGGATATATAAACACTGTAGGCAACATGGTTACAGCGCCATATAAGTTTTCTGCAACAGGAGCAGCTAACGCTACAACAACATTAAACAACGCCGCTACCAACGCGGCCAATCTTGCTGGCTTGTATGGCGAGCAAGCTGGTGGATTGTTTTACGGATCAGGCTACGAAAGTGGGAAGAAATAAATGGTATGGGGTTTAGGTGCTTACGCAAAAGGTCGGGCTGATAGAGAAAAAGAAAACCGTGCGATACGTGCAGAAAATGCGTCGTTATACAACGAGTATATTCGTTTAAATCCTGACATAACTGCTGATCAAGCTGACGCTTACGCTAATCAATTATCTGGCGGCAGCGAATATTTTAGAGGTATGTTGCCATCTAAAAGTGCAATGCGAGAACGAGTTAAGCGCAGACAGACTGAGCTTGCAAATGCTGCACAGACACGAGAAATACAAAACCGAAATGCTAAATTAAACGAGCTTGAAAAAGCTGGCAACATATTTGCTGACATTGCCATTGGGTCTAAAGATATGGAAACAGCCCGAAAAGCTTTTGGCGATATGGGTAATGGTCTATTTAGCGAAGATATTATCGGCAAAGATGGCGTAGTTAATCAAGCCGTTGTGGGTCTTGGAACAAGACTAGCTAAAACCCAGATAACGCCAGAAGTACAGCAATATATTTCACAATGGGGTTCAACAGCAAACCCTTCGCAGATGGATAGTGTGTTAAATAGAATAACAAATAAAGATTTGCGTGGCCCGTTTCAGCAACAGCTTCTTAATATGGCAGATAATAAGAAGACAATGTTAATTAATAAAATTCCAAACTCTGCAAAGCTAGCAGCAGACCAAGCATCAGTCACAGATATAAGTGCGCAAGATGTTAATTGGGATAAGATTAAATCTGAGATAGCCCCTTGGGTTACAGACCCTACAGAGTTAGAGCAGCTTAGAGAAAAATACTACGATCCAAGTTGGAAATCTTGGTTAAATAGACGAGACGGTGCAATAAACACAGACAAGAATAAAGCTGCTACTGCTGCCAACACGTTAATAGGCAATCTTAATGTTGAAGATTTAAGAAATTTTAAAACTGTAAGAGAATTAGAAAATTTTATTTTAAACGAAGTACGAAAAAGTGTAGACCCAAATCTTCTTACTCTTAACTCAGTGTTAGACATTGACGGTAAGTTAGATGCTGAAATTAATCGTAAGTTTAATGAAATTAAAAGGACAACTCTTAATCAAGTTAATCAACAAGAAGAACAAAACGTTAAAACTGCTATAGCTAACCAGCGAAAAAAGAACACAAATGAACTTGCGGTAAAAGACCCTGATAAGTTTAGAAAAAACTTACAAGCTATTGTAGGTACAACTTTCTTTGGCGACGATTTAAACGACAAGAACTCAGCAAAAGCCCTTCAAATGGCAGTGCAAATTCAAGCAGAAACAGAAGAAATTGCTCAAGCAATGATGTTAGATATTTCATCGCCGAATTATTATAATCTGCTAGTACAGACAATGACTAAACTTTCAGATTTTCAAATAACAGAAGCTGGTATTGATCGAACGTCAATACGTTTAGCTATGATGAACATGGCAACG